AATTCTAGCAAACAAAGGTGCTGTTGCAAGAGAAATTCTTTCTAAAATTGTTACAGCATATAAAACAATTCCATTTTTCTTACAACCAGGAGCTACTACATTTAATAAAGGTTCAATTGAATTAGGAAACAATTCTAGAATTATTGCTTCTTCTACTTCATCTTCATCAATTCGTGGATTCATGTGTAATCTTCTATATCTTGATGAATTTGCATTCGTTGAAGGTGCTGATGAATTTTTCACATCTACTTTCCCTGTAGTTTCTTCTGGTACATCTTCAAAAGTTATTATTTCTTCTACACCAAGAGGACTTAATTTATTTTATAGAATTTACAAAGACGCAACAGAAAAAAGAAATGAATTCTTCCCAATAGAAGTTCATTGGTCAGATGTTCCAGGTAGAGATGAAAAGTGGAAAGAACAAATGATTTCCACTTTAACCGAATCTGGATTCAGACAAGAATATGGAAATGAGTTTCTTGGTTCAGCAGATACACTAATTAAAGCAGAAACATTAAGGTCATTAAGATTTAGTGATGCTTTACATACAAAAGATGGATTTAAAGTATTTGAAGAACCTCAAAAAAATCAAAAATATTTTATGATGGTTGATGTTGCTAGAGGTGTTGGTAAAAATTATTCAGCATTCATTATTTTAAATGTGTCTCAAATTCCATATAGAGTTGTTGCTACATTTAAAAGAAATGATATTGTACCAATGGCATATCCAGCCATTATTAATACAGCAGCAAAAAAATATAATGAAGCACAGGTATTAGTTGAAATTAATGACGTTGGTGGACAAATTGTTGACATTTTATTTCATGATTTAAATTATGAAAATATTTTATCTGTAAATAATACCAACGATCAAATTTTAACCACAGGATTTTCTTCTGATAAATTTAGAAGAGGTATTAGAACAACTAGAACAACAAAAAGATTAGGTTGTTCTAATATGAAAACATTAGTTGAAGGTGGAAAAATTGTTTTAAATGATTTTGATTTAATTAGTGAGCTTTCCACTTTCGTTCTACATCCAGATGGGAAGTATGGTGCGGAAGAAGGTTACAATGATGATTTGGCTATGTGTTTGGTTTTATTTGGTTGGTTATCTGCACAGAAAAATTTCTCCGAATATACTGACAATAGTATTCGATTGGAATTAATTAAAGAAACAGAAGAAGTTATGGATAGGGATTTACTCCCAACAGGTTTTTTTGGGGCAAATGATTTTGATTCTCACTTCATAGAAGGTGATTCAAATAATGATTTTTGGGAACTTGTTGCTGAAAGAAACTATTTCTGAAAACTTCAAAATTATAAATAAAAATTGAAAGTCTAAATAGACTAAAATTTTAAGGAGAAAAAATATGGCTTTTCGCATTTCCCCTGGAGTTAGCGTAAGTGAAATTGATCTAACTACAATTATTCCAGCAGTTGGAACAACTGGTGGTGCGTTAGTTGGAGAATTTCAATGGGGTCCAGTAGAAGTTGTTACACTAGTTGATACAGAAAAAACTCTTGTTAACAAATTTGGCAAACCAAATTCTACAAACGCAACTACCTTCTTTCAAGGCGCAAATTTCTTATCATACAGCAATAATCTAAAAGTTGCTAGAATTGTTGGTTCAGCAGCTAGAAATGCAACATCTGATGGTGCTGGTTTATTAATTAAAAATCTTGCTGCATATGAAGCAGGATATTCAACAGGACAAGGTTCTGTTGGTTCATGGGCAGCAAAATATCCAGGAATTTTAGGTAATAGCTTAAAAGTTTCTATTTGTCCTGCTGGAAGTTTATTCTCAGACACAAGCATCACAGGAACAGTAGATGTTTCTGCTGATTCAACAACTGTTACAGCAGGGAATGTTGCAACATCATTTACAACAGAATTAACTGTCGGATCATATATTACCATTGGTGGCGTTGAAAGAAAAATTACAGCAATTGCAAGTAATTCATCATTAACAGTTAATGCGTCATTTTCTTCATTAGCAATAAATGAAGGTACAATTTCTTCAGCACGTTGGGAATATTCAGATGAATTTTCTCAGGCACCTGGAACATCTGATTATGTTGCAGCAAGAGATGGTTCAAATGACGAAATCCACGTTGTTGTAGTTGACGAAGATGGTGTTTGGACAGGAACAAAAGGTACTGTTCTAGAAAAATTTGCATTCTTATCAATCGCATCAGATGCAAAAGACAGTGCAAATAATTCAATTTATTATGCAACAGCAATTTCTAGAAGTTCAAATTATGTTTATTGGATGGATCATCCAGTTCCAGCTTCACCAGCTTGGGGTTCAGTAGCAACATCTGATTTTAACACAATAACTAACTTCTCTGGTTTAAGTATTACAACCAGTTTAGCTGGTGGTCTAGATGGTACTGCAACAAATGGTGATTTACAGACAGGTTGGGATTTATTTGCAAATGCTGATGAAGTTGATATTTCATTTGCAATTTGTCCTCCTGTAGTTGGAGCATCAGTTGGTTCTATTGCAGCAACAGAATATGCAGTAGCAAATTATGTAATTAACAACATTTGTGAATCAAGAAAAGATGTAATTGCAGTAGTTTCTCCACGTTATGTTGATGTTGTTAGTGCATCAGATCCAACAACAAATGTTGTTGCATATAGAAATGTTCTACAATCTTCATCTTATGCAATTATGGATTCTGGTTGGAAATATCAGTATGATAAGTACAACGATACTTTCCGTTGGATTCCATTTAATGCTGATATTGCTGGACTATGTGTAAGAACAGATCTAGAAAGAGATGCTTGGTTCTCACCAGCAGGATTTAATCGTGGTATTGTCAAGAATGCTATTAAGTCTGCATGGAATCCAACAGAAGCACAACGTGATTCTCTATATGTTGTTGGTATTAATCCAGTAACAACATTCCCAGGACAGGGTATTGTTCTTTTCGGTGATAAGACTCTATTAAAGAAGCCATCAGCTTTTGATAGAATCAATGTTCGTAGACTTTTCATTATTCTTGAAAAGGCAATTGCAACAGCATCTAAATATACATTATTCGAACTTAACGATGATTTCACAAGAGCATCATTCGTTAACTTAGTTGAACCATATCTAAGAGATATTCAAGGACGTAGAGGAATCTATGATTTCAGAGTTGTTTGCGACACAACAAATAATACTCCAGAAGTCATTGACAGAAATGAATTTGTTGGTGATATCTATATCAAACCTGCTCGTTCAATCAACTTTATCCAACTAAACTTCGTTGCAGTTCGCACTGGTGTTGCATTTGAAGAAATTGTTGGTAAGTTCTAATATAAATAGGAAATAGGAGAAATATATTAAATGCCTTTCAATCTAACTGATTTCCGCTCTCAAATGGTTGGACAGGGCGCACGTCCTACCCTATTTGAAGTAACGTTAAATTTTCCAACATTTGTTGCGAATGGAGCAAATGCAGGTAGAAAAGCAACTTTCATGTGTCAGGCAGCAAATCTTCCAGCAAGCACACTTGGTAATATTGAACTAAGTTATTTCGGAAGAAAAGTTAAGGTTCCTGGAGACAGAACTTTTGACTCATGGACAGTAACAATTCTAAATGATGAAGATTTTGCTATTAGAAATTCTCTTGAAAATTGGATGAATGCATTGAACAGCCACGCCGGAAATACTCGCATTCCACAAACAATTGCTAACAATGGTTATGGTGTAAATTTACTAGTTAAGCAATATGGCAAAGCTGGAGATGTATTAAAAGTTGTAAATTTCATAGGAGCATTTCCAACAAACGTAAGTGCAATTGATCTAAGTTGGGAAAATAACAACTCAATTGAAACTTATACATGTGAATTCCAATATCAATGGTGGGAATCAGTTCCATCAACTGATGGAACAACTGGTTCACTTGCTCTTTAATTAAACTAATTGGGGAGGCTATTTTAGCCTCCCCTATATATTACTATGCCAATTGAATTATTCGGTTTCCAAATAGGACGTAAGAAAAAAGAAGAGACTCCATCGTTCGCCATTCCAACGAACACAGATGGAGCTATGACTGTTTCTGCTGGTGGTATTACTGGTAGTTACATTGATTTAGATGGAAATGCCAAGAACGAAAATGATCTTATCAATCGTTATCGTGAAATGTCGTTCCATCCCGAAACAGAACAAGCAATTAATGATATTGTTAATGAAGCTATCGTTGTAGAAGATAATAATTCACCAATTAAAGTTTTAACAGACAATCTACCATACGACAATAAAACTAAGAAGATTATACAAACAGAATTCCAAAGCATTTTAAATATGCTTGATTTTACTCAAAATTCTGTAGAAATTTTTCGTCGTTGGTATGTAGATGGAAGACTATATTTTCACAAGATTATTGATGTAACAAAACCAGAAGAAGGTTTGAAAGAACTAAGATACATCGACCCAAGAAATATTAGAAAAGTTAGAGAAATTGAAAAGAAAATTTCTCAATATGGTGTTCCATTAGTAGATGTTAAAGATGAATATTACGTCTATAATGATCAAGGTATTGTTTCAAATGCACCACAAAGTAATCATGGAATGAAGATTACTACAGATAGTATCTGTTATGTACATTCTGGTCTTGTAGATAATACAAGAAATATGGTGCTAAGTCATTTACATAAGGCTATTAAACCATTAAATCAACTAAGAATGATGGAAGACGCTCTGGTTATTTACAGACTAGTTCGTGCACCGGAACGTAGAATTTTCTACATTGATGTTGGTACATTACCAAAACTAAAAGCTGAACAATACATGAAAGATATCATGGGTCAATTTAGAAATAAGTTGATTTACGATCCAGCAACAGGCGAAATGCGTGATGATAAAAAGCATTATTCAATGCTTGAAGATTATTGGTTACCACGCAGAGAAGGTGCAAGAGGAACTGAAATTTCAACATTAGAAGGTGGAAAAAATCTTTCTGATATTGAAGACGTAAAGTATTTCCAAGAAAAACTTTTCAAGTCACTAAATGTACCTATTTCAAGAATGCAGCAAGGTGAAGGATTTAACCTTGGTCGTGCATCAGAAATTTCAAGAGATGAATTAAAATTTTTCAAATTTATTGAGAATCTACGTTCAAGATTCACAATGTTATTTGATGATTTGTTATATACCCAGTTAGTATTAAAGGGTTATATTTCTAAGTCTGATTGGCCTAAGATTCGTCAGAATATTAGATATGAATTTGCAAAAGATTCTTATTTTACTGAAAATAAAAATATTGAAGTATTAAGAGAAAGAATTCAGATTGCACAAGACTTAGAACCATTTGTTGGAAAATATTTCTCTAATAGATATGTTAGAACACATATTTTCAAACAAGATGAAAAGACTATTGAAATGATGGATGAACAAATCAAGCAAGAAATTGAAACTGGTGATTTAGTTACACCAGAACAAGAAGCTGCTGTTAATGGTGCTTTATCTTCACAATCAGCCACTAAAACAGCACCAGCAAAGCAAAAGAAAGATGATTCATCTCATCCAGATAAAACATTAGATATTCCTGATATAGTAAGAACCAGTGGTCCTGGTGGTGCTTCAGGAATTAAAAGTTACTAAATTATAAATAATTAAAGGTTATTTTATGGAAAATAATTTTACACAATTAGCTCTAGCAGGAAAAGCTACAATGTTTCGTGATTTGGTATATAACACCTTACAAACCAAATTAAGTGCAGCATTAGATACAAAGAAAGCTGAAATAGCTTCTTCATTATTCGCACAACCAGAGAAGGAATAAAATGAAGTTAATTGTAGAAGAAATTAATAGCATATCATTCTTAACAGAAGAATCTAACGGCAAGAAAGATTACTATGTTGAAGGTGTGTTTCTAGAAGCTGAAACAGAAAATAGAAATAAAAGAATTTATCCACGTCATATTCTAGAAAGAGAAGTTGCACGTTATAGCGAAGAAAGTATTGCTAAAAATCGTGCATTTGGTGAATTAGGTCACCCAGAAAATCCTCAAATTAATTTAGATAGAGTATCACATATCATTAAGTCTCTAAGACAAGAAGGCAACCAATTTATTGGTAAGGCTAAAATTTTAGATACTCCTTTTGGTAAAATTGTCAAGAACTTTATTGATGAAGGCGCACAATTAGGAATGTCTACTAGAGGTATTGGTTCTATTAAACAAATGAGAGAATCAGCTATTGTTCAGGACGATTATCACTTAGCAACTGCTGGTGATATTGTTGCAGATCCTAGCTGTACTTCTGCATTTGTTCGTGGAATCATGGAAGGCAAAGAATGGATCTATGATAATGGTATCTTTAAGGAATCAGAATTAACAGAAATTAAAGATATCGTAGAAGATTCATATTCAGTCAAAAAGTCAGAATTATCTGAACAATTAAGACTAGAAGCTTTCAATAAGTTCATGGAAAAATTAACAAAAATTTAATTCAGATAAATAATTAAAAAAGGAGTTTTAAATGCCATCACTTGAACAACAAATTTTAAATATGTTAAATCCAATCACTGAAGAAAAGCACGATTTGGGTCCAGCAGTTGTAAGTCCAACCGATGCATTACCAGATTATTCAAAAGGTATGACACAGATGCCTGTTCCAACAACAAAGCCATCAGATGCATCAGCAGAAACTGGTTCTACTAAGTCTTCAAAAGAAGGTGACAATAACACTTCAGCAGCAAAATCAATCGAAATGAAGGGTGCTGTTGCAGCAGTTGTTAAAGAAGAAAAGCATGAAGATGAAGAAGAAGATAAGAAGCTTATCAAGAAGATGATGGATAAGAAAGAAAAAGAAGACGAAAAAGAAGAAGACATGAAGGAAGCTTATTCTAAGTCTGAAAAAGAAGATGATGAAGATGAAGAAGAAGACGAAGAAGAAATGAAGGAAGAAGCTAATGAAGAAGATGTAGAAAATCTTCAAGAAACTCAAACTTTCACAATTACATTCAAGAAGGGAACTTCAACAGTTAAGACTGCTGTTGTAACTGCTCTTGATAAAGGTGAAGCAAAGCGTAAAGCTAATGAAATGAAGAAGACAAGCCCTTCATTAAAAGGTACTTCAGCAGTTATCAGCATGAAGGAAGAAACTTATTTTGATATTGCTGACGTTAACTTCACTGAACTATTCGCAGAACAAACAGAACTTTCAGAAGAATTCAAGACAAAGGCTGCAACAATTTTCGAATCAGCAGTTAATGTTAAGGTTGCAGAAAAAGTTGCTGAAATTAAAGAAGAATATAATACTAAGTTAGCCGAAACCACAAAAGCTATCCAAGAAAAAGTTGAATCAACAACAGATATGTATATCTCATATGTTGTTGAAAACTGGATCAAGGAAAATGAAGTTGCAATTACAAATGGTCTAAAGAATGAATTATTTGAAGACTTCCTATCCGGTCTAAAAGCCCTATTCGAAACTCACAATATTTCCGTTCCAGAAGAAAAGATTGATATTGCTGAAAAGGCAGTTTCAGAATTAGAAGAAGCTAATGAACAATTAGATAGTCTAATGTCTGAAAATGCAAAGCTAGTAAATGAAATCAACGCACTAAGAAAGAATAAGATTGTTTCTGAAGCTGTTGCTGGATTAACACTAGTTGATAGCGAGCTATTAGTTTCTCTAAGCGAAACTGTTGAATTTACTAACGAAGATGAATTTAGAAAGAAGCTAGAAACTCTTCGTGAAGCACATTGCAATAAGAAAGATGCAACAGAAACTAAGAAACTAGTTATGGAAGATGTTGTTGAACCTACCATTGAAGAAGAAAAGAATATTGATTCTTCAATGAAGCGTTATCTAGACGTTATTTCCAGAACTTCTAAGTAAAATTTAAATTTTTATAAATATAAAAGAACCCTATTTCAAGGAGAAAAACTAAATGTATTTAACTGAAAACTTACAGAAAAAGTGGGGAGCAGTTCTCGATCATCCAGATCTTCCAAAGATCGAAGATAAGTATCGTAGAGCCGTTACAGCACTTGTTCTAGAAAATCAGGAATCAGCACTAAAGCAAGAAGCTCAAACACTAAATGAAACAGCACCTACAAACAATTATGGTGGTGGTGCAATTGGTGCATTTGATCCAATTCTTATCTCTTTAGTTCGTCGTACACTACCAAACCTAATGGCATATGATGTCTGCGGTGTTCAGCCAATGACAGGTCCAACAGGACTAATCTTTGCTATGAAGGCACGTTACGATAGCCAAACCGGAAACGAAGCTCTATTCCAAGAAGCTGATTCAGATTTCTCTGGTCAGCAAGCAGGAAGCCACACTGGTGCAACCAGCCATGCTGGTTATTCACCATTTGATTCAGGCTTTGCAACTGGTCGTCCACTAACAACAGCAGAAGCTGAAAATCTAGGAACTGGTGGTGGTGCTCCATCCTTTAAGGAAATGGCATTCACCATTGACAAGGTTACAGTTTCAGCAAAGACCCGTGCGCTAAAAGCAGAATACACAATGGAAATTGCACAAGATCTAAAGGCAGTTCATGGTCTTGATGCAGAAGGTGAACTATCAAACATTCTAAGCAACGAAATTCTAGCTGAAATCAACCGTGAAATCGTTCGTACACTATACACAATTGCTCGTACAGGCGCACAAGCTGGTACAGCAACTGCTGGTACATTCGATCTTGACGTTGACTCAAATGGTCGTTGGTCAGTTGAAAAGTTCAAGGGTCTACTATTCCAGGTAGAACGTGAAGCTAATGCAATTGCTAAGGATACTCGTCGTGGAAAGGGTAACTTCATCGTTTGTTCATCAGACGTTGCTTCAGCCCTAGCTATGGCAGGTGTTCTAGACTATGCTCCAGCAATGAAGGCAAATCTATCAGTAGATGATACTGGTAATACTTTCGCTGGTGTTCTAAATGGTCGCTACAAGGTTTATGTTGATCCATACTTTATTTCTGGTCCAGCAACTTCTGCTGGTGGTGTACAGGGTATTACTCCTGCAACCACATCAGAACTATTGATGGTTGGTTATAAGGGTAATTCACCTTATGACGCTGGATTCTTCTACTGCCCATATGTTCCACTACAAATGGTTCGTGCAGTCGATCCAAACAGCTTCCAGCCAAAGATTGCATTCAAGACACGTTATGGTCTAGCACCAAATCCATTCTTCAATGCAGCTTATGCAAACAACGCAGCACAGTTCTCTGCAAACGCAGCAATTGTTGCTCAGTCAAACGGTTACTACAGACTAGTCAAGGTAAACAACCTACTATAACCTTAGTAACATACCAAAGAAAAAGGGGAGCTTTTGGCTCCCCTTTTTTTATTTTATAAATATGTTCGAGGTATATTATGCCAAGTACACTAGGTCCACTCTATAAACAACCAGATAATTTAAGTTTATTATCTGCATCAAAATTTAAATTAGACATTTCAAAATTAAATTATGTTGATTATTTTTGTCAGACTGCAAATATTCCAGGAATTTCTATTCCTGCTGCTGAATACCCAACACCAAAAAGAAATATTCCATTCACAGGAACAAAAATAAATTTTGATGAACTCACAATTGAATTTATTTTAGACGAAGATTTAGCTAATTATAGAGAATTGCAAAATTGGATTATATCTCAAAGTGATTACCTAGATAAAGATTGGTATGATAATCTAGCTAATATGAAATCTAATGGACTTTATTCTGATGCAACATTACATATCACAACTAACGCATCTAATCCAAATTTAAAAGTAAATTTCAAGAATATATTTCCAGTATCACTATCTTCAATTGTGTTTACAACAGTAACGGATGATAGTTCGTACAAAACTGCATCAGCAACTTTTGCATACACTTACTATGAAATTATTAAAATTTAGTTGACAAACTTATAACTTTATGTTATAATATGTTATTAAATTAAATTAAGGATTGTGAATGACATACGAAGAAATTAAACAAAATTTTCAAAAAGATTATAAAATTTATATGGATGATTTAGTAAATGAACCAAATAATTCTGCTATGAGACATATAAAATATATTGATCTTTATTTGAAATACAAAGATGAATTAAATAATTTATTTGATAAACAAAAGAAACTTAAAAACGATTTAACAGAATATTATAGTGGTCAAGCCTCAAATGAAGTTTACAAACAAAAACCATTCTCTTTAAAATTAAGAAAACCACAGATCCAATCTTATGTTGAAGCAGATGATGAGTATTTAAAACTTAATCAAGAAATAAAAGAAGTAGAAAAAATTCTTAATTTACTTGAAACTATTGTTGATAGATTTAAATGGAGAGATAAGGCGATTGGAATTATGCTTGATTATGAAAAATTTTTAAATGCAAGATAATACTTTATACATATCTAAACTAAATGAAAACTATATTAAAATAGATTCTGAAGCTGGTATTTTGTATGAATTAAATGAACATTTTACATTTCTTGTTCCTGGACATACATTTATGCCAGCTTTTAGAATGAAGACATGGGATGGTAAAATAAGATTATTTTCACTTTATGAAAAGAAAATATACTTAGGACTTCTAAAAAAAGTTTTAGAATTTGCCAAAAAAAGAGATTATAAAGTAGTAATAGAGAGTTTAGATTTAAAACCAAAACAAAATATATCACTAGAAGAGGCAACAAATTTTGTTGCCTCTTTAGATATTCCAGACATAACACCACATGATTATCAGTTAAACGCATTTATTCATTGTGTTAACAATAATCGTGGTGTATTGTTGTCTCCAACTTCTAGTGGAAAATCATTAATCATTTATCTTATAACAAGATATTATCAACAGCTAGGCAAAAAAATATTAATTATTGTTCCAACAACTTCTCTTGTTGAACAAATGGCTGGAGATTTCCAGAGTTATACAAAAACACCTAAATGGTCTGATAAAAATTGTCATAAAATTTACTCTGGTCATGAAAAAATTAACAACTCAAATATTGTTATTTCTACATGGCAGAGTATTTATAAATTAAACAAAAATTGGTTTAAAGATTTTGATGTTCTTATTGGTGATGAGTGTCATTTATTTTCTGCCAAGTCACTTCAGGATATCACACTTAAATGTGAAAAAGCAAGTGTTAGAGTAGGAACAACAGGAACTTTAAATGGAACTAAAACACACGAATTAGTTTTAACTGGTTTGTTTGGACCTGTTGAAAAAGTTATTACAACTAAAGAATTAATAGAAAAGAAAAAAATATCTGACATTAATATTAACTGTTGCATCATCGAATATAGTGAGGAAGAACGTAAGATTGTAAAAAAGATGAAGTATTCCGAAGAAATTGATTATATTGTAGCACATAAAGGTAGAAATAATTTCCTCGTTAATTTAACTACATCTTGTGAAGGTAATACATTATTACTTTTCAATCTTGTTGAAAAACATGGAAAAGTATTATTTGAAATGATTAAACAGAAAGCAAAAAATAAAAAAATATTCTTTGTTTCTGGTGAAATTTCTGCTGAAGATAGAGAAAAAGTTAGAAAAGTTTCTGAAGAAAATAATAATGTAATTATCGTTGCTTCTTATGGAACATTCTCAACTGGTGTTTCTATCAAGAATCTACATAATGTTATATTCGCATCACCTAGTAAGTCTAGAATTAGAAATCTACAAAGTATAGGTAGAGCATTAAGAAAAAATCATAACAAAACAACAGCAGTTTTATATGATATCGCAGATGATTTTTCATTAAAAAAACATAAAAATTTTACTTTACAACACTTCATTGAACGTGTTAAAATATATAATGAGGAGAAATTTAAACACAAGATTTATCAAATAAAATTATGATTAAACAAATTAAATTAACAAATGGCGAAGATGTTGTATGTGATTTAGAAGAAATTCAATTGTCTGAAAATAAAGTAGCTTATATGATAAAAAATGCATATAAGATTCTACAGATGGTTAATGAGAGAGGAGATATGAATATTGGGTTCTCCCCTTGGTTTTTATATACAGACGAAGATCAAGCAATATTTTTATCAACACAACACATAGTTGCTTATACAATACCTTCATCTAAAATTATGAGTTTTTATACTAAGACTATTAATAATGAAATGGACGATGAATTTGAAGAATTAAACGATACAATAGGAGATGTTATCCACTAATGAAAAGAAAACATTATGTTGACAATACTAAACTTTTAGAATCACTTGTTGAATACAAAGAACAAGTTTTAAAAGCTCAGGAAAATAATGAAGAGAAACCAAAAATTCCAGAGTATGTTGGTGAGTGTATTTTATTAATCAGTGAGCATTTATCATACAAACCAAATTTTATTAATTATACATTTAAAGATGACATGGTTGGTGATGCTATTGAAAATTGTTTGATGTATATTGATAACTTCGATCCAGACAAATCAAAAAATCCATTCGCATATTTAACACAAATAATTTACTATGCTTTCCTAAGAAGAATAGAAAAAGAAAGCAAACAATCTTACATTAAATGTAAGTTATTAGAAAAAATGGAAGTGATTGGTTTAGATAGACAAGATCACGACAATAAAGAATATACTAATAATTATATTGGTTATATGCAAGAAAATATCGGTGATATTATCAAAAATTTTGAACAAAAAGAAACTAACAAGAAGAAAAAAACTACTAAGCATAAAGAACTTAATTTGGGAGCAATCTTCGATTAGCTTATGAAAAATAATAAAGTAGCAATCATTACGGACACTCACTTTGGTGTTCGTAATGATAACATATATTTCATGAAAAATATGAAAATGTTCTTTGAGGACATTTTCTTTCCTTATTTACTAGAAAACAATATTGATGTACTTATTCATATGGGGGATGTTTGGGATAGGCGTAAATATATCAATTTCCATACACTAAATTTCTTTAAAGAACACTTTTTTGATAAGTTAAGAGAGTATGGAATTGAGATGTTTGTTTGTGTTGGTAATCATGATGTTTATTATAAAAATACCAATACAGTCAATTCTGTTAGTGGATTATTAAAAGAATATGATAACATTCACATTTATGATGGTGTTGCTTCAGAAGTTAACATTAAAGGAAAAGATTTTCTTTTTATTCCTTGGTTAACTTCTGATAATGGTCAACAATCATATGAAGTTATAAATAAAACCAAATGTAAAATTGCTTTTGGACATCTTGAAATTTCTGGTTATGAAATGCACAAAGGTGCAATTTGTGAACATGGAGAAGATAAAGATGTTTATAAAAAATTTGAAATGGTTTACACTGGACACTTTCACACAAAAAATTCTCATGGAAATATATCATATCTTGGAACTCCATATGAGATGACTTTTGCTGATTGTGGTGAAGAAAAAGGTTTTCATGTACTGGATGTTCAAACTAATGAATTAAAATATATTGTAAATCCTCATAGAATGTTCTATAGAGCAGTTTATGTTGAAGGTAATACATACAGTAAGGAATACTTTAATAAGTTTGCTTCTTCTTATGTTAAGGTTATTGTTGGTGAAGCAATTAATCCAAAGAAGTTTAGTACATTCTTAGATTCAATTTATGCAGTTACTCCATTAGATGTTACTGTTGTTGAAGAAAAGAAAATAGAACTAGAAAATAATACAGTTGAAGTTAAGATGTCAGAAGACACTTTAACCATTTTAAATGCTTATGTAGATGATTTAGTTTTGGATATGGATAAAAACAGACTAAAAAATTTACTAAAAGAAATATATCTTGATGCTACAGTTGAGGAAAAAGAATGATAAAATTTGAAACAGTAAGATGGAAGAACTTCTTATCTACAGGTAATAATTTTACTGAAATTGATTTAAACACAAAGAAAACATGGTTGATTGTTGGTGTTAATGGTTCAGGTAAATCAACTCTCTTAGATGCTATTACCTTTGGTTTATTTGGTAAGCCATTTAGAAAGATTAACAAACCACAATTAGTAAATTCCATCAACCAGAAAGATTGTGTTGTTGAAATTGAATTTGTGGTTAACAACAACAAATATAAAGTTGTTCGTGGTTTAAAACCAAACATCTTTGAAATTTATGATAAAAATAGATTAATTGAACAGTCTGCTGATTCAAAAGATTATCAGACTTTCTTAGAAGAACAAATTTTAAATGTTAATTATAAATCTTTTATTCAAGTAGTTATTCTTGGTTCTGGAAACTATGTTCCTTTTATGCAATTATCTGCTGCTGATAGAAGATTTATTATTGAAGACTTACTTGATATTCAAATATTTTCTTCAATGAATGTTTCTTTAAAATCTAGGATGTCTGAGTTAGTTTCCGAAACAAATGTTTATCTAACACAATCTGAAATCTTAAAAGAAAGAGTTAGAATTGTTCAAAAGCATATAAATGAACTTGAAGAAAACAGTGAGAAGAAGTTACAAGAATTAAAAAATACTTTAGATAAAAATAATAGTAAAATTTCAGAACATGAAGAAAATATTCTGAAATTAAAAGAAAAGATAACAGAATACAAAAAGAAATTGAATCCATTAAAGTCTTTAGATAAAAAGTCAAGAGATTTTCAAACTATTATTGCTAAGTTAGAACAGAATATTCTAAAAATCAAGTCCGATATATCATTCTTTGATAAGAATACATCTTGTCCAACTTGTTCTCAAGTTATTGATGAAGATTTCAAAAAAGAAATACAAGAAACTAAAAATCAAAAGTTGAAGGAAATGTATGATGGATTCAAAGAAGCTACTTCTGAATTCAATAAAATTGAACTAAAGATAAAAGAATTAACTGAATATGCAGAAGTATTAACACAATTAAATGATGACATAAGAGAACAATCTAGTTATATTTTAGCATTAAATGAATATAACTCAAAACTTACAGTTGACTTGGACAGTATCAAAATAGAAAAAGAGCAACCATTCAAAAAAGAAGAATTGGAAGAAACTAAAACTGAACTTGAAGATTGTTTAAAAACACTGATTAAGTTAAGAGAAGATGAAAGTTATTACCATGTGATTGGTGAGATGTTAAAGGACAGTGGGATTAAAACTAAGATTATTAATAATTATATTCCAGTTATTAACAAGCTAATTAACCAATATTTGGATATGCTTGATTTCTTTATTTCGTTTGAGTTTGATGAGAACTTCAAAGAAAAAATGAAATCAAGAGGTAGAGATGATTTTAGTTATGAATCATTCTCTGAAGGTGAAAAGAATAAGATTGATCTTGCAATTCTGTTTGCTTTTAGAGAAATAGCAAAGAAAAAGAATTCCACCAATACCAATTTATTGATATTTGATGAAATTCTTGATGGTTCACTTGATGTTGAAGGAACAGAAAACTTCCTTAAAATCTTGAATAAGAGTATAAAAGGAATGACTATCTACATCATATCACATAAAGATCAAGTTGTAGATAAGTTTAATAATTCAATTAGATTCCAAAAAGTTAAGAACTTTTCACAGATTGTCTAAAATTAAGAATAACCTGGAGCAACTTCTCACGATAGTTGCTCCTTTTTTCTATGTATGGTATTGTTCCACCATAATCATCTGCAATTAAAATAACAATCTGAGGAATCTTAATTCCTGTTCTTTCTTCAAACATATAGCTGTAGCATGATGCCTGAAGGAAATAATTCATAATATCATCTTTTTCCTTTATTCTTCTACTAGTCTTGAAGTCGATAATAGAAGGTTTTCCACTATAATCTGCAATACAGTCTGTACGTCCAGCAATCTGCAAATAATCGCTATATAATGGCACTTCTAGGCCATAAACGTTGTTTACCCTATCCAGATATGGTTTAAGCTGTAAAAACGTCATGTTGGGGCTTATAGGGCGATTTAAGAGGTATTGTTCAGCCATACCATGAATCAAGGTACCACGTTCATTAGCTCTTTTTAAAACTCTAGCTGCTTCCTCTTCACCTACACGTTTTTTCCATTCTTCAATTCCACTTTTTTCAACTGAAGACAATACTGTTGTGACAGATGGGTAAAATTTACCTTCTGGTGTTTTATAATGTCTTTTTTCGTTTATTGTTGTTTCTTCAATTTGTGGTAATGATATAAATTTATGGGTAAATGTTTTTTGTGTTTTCATAATTTTAAGGGGGGATTTCTCCCCCCATTTTATCCTTCAAAAGCTGAACCGTATCCTAATTTCTTCTTCTGTATTATATAGTCTTTAACTAAAGAGCTTCTAACAATATCATCAGTTTGGAATTCAATGAAGTCAAAAATTTCCATATTGTCAATGATGTTCATGAATTTTGGAAGTCCAGTTAAATCATTTCTACTCTTAATTAAATCTGTTTGGTCAATATCACCACAGAAAATAATCTTACAATTTGGACCAACTCTGCTGATTAGTGTATCAGCTTCAGCAAATGTATAATTTTGGGCTTCATCTGCAATAACAATTGCATCATTTAAGGTGATGCCTCTTAAAAATGAGGTAGAAACAAATTCAATTGTACCTTTTCCTTTTAGAATATCATAAGCATCACCACGTTGGAATAAGGTATTGCAAATAACTTGATAAGGCATTTCATACATCATCATTTTTTCTTTTGCTGTTCCAGGTAAGAATCCAATATCTCTGGATGGAACTGCTGAACGAATAATAACAATCTTTTTATATTCTTTTGAAGTAAGAATTGTTTTTAAGGCTAGATATAAAGAAATAAAGGTTTTACCTGTACCTGCTACACCATGTAAAAACAGATGATAACCTTCATTAAACGCATCAAATACATCTTGTTGAGCTTGTGTTTTTGGAGTGATGTTTTGAATTCTTAAACCTTGTAATGATGTAGATTTTTCAACAGGTTCTGCGTTATTTCTTCTTTTCTTATTCTGTGACATAGATCTCCTAATGTTAGGGCTAAAAATAAAAAGCACAGTTTTACACTGTGCTTTTGGAAGGATTAATGATGTTAGAGAAAATACTCATCACTAATATTTATTTTTTAGCGTATTTTTGGGTACACTATGTTTAATTCTATCTAAAACACCTTCTTTGAAGGCTTGTGGAACCTTTCTGACACCAATTCTAACTGGATCTGCAATTCTGATAGAATGTGCTACCCTTTCAATATCTTTCTGTCCACAAATTGGACAGTCTGATTGTACATAAGCTTCTAAATCATCATAATTAACTCTTTTTTCAAAAACTTCTTGTGTTGAACTACATTTAAAATCATAAAAAGGCATTATAATAAATCCTCTGGTTCAATCTTATAAAATTTAAAATCATCATCATAATCTACTTTTACAATATCATATTGTTCAATTTGTTTACTAGCTATTAGATTACTTAAACTAATCTTTACACTTCTATCTATAATTCTCTTTAAATCTCTTGCACCATATTCTTTACTAATACCTTTTGCCAAGATATACTCTTTTGACTTATCTGTAAACTCAATAAAGATATTTTGCTTAGTTTTATACATTATTAGATCTTGTAATAATGCTAATTCAATATTAAGAATTTTAATATAATCATCATGATTTAATTCTCTAAAATAAATCATTCTATCGAGACGATTAATGAATTCTGGTGTAAACTTTTTCTTTACTTCAGAAATAGAAAAATTTCTCATGTCAGAGACAGAATTTAATTTATCAGTTTGTGTAAATCCTAGATCTCTTTTTTTCTTCAATTGTGCTAATTTCTGAGCACCAATATTACTTGTCATAATAATAAAACAAGAAGACATATCTACCTGTTTATTATCACCTAATGTTAATGTACCTTTATCAAGAATACCAAGCAATAAATTCCATAGTGCATCAGAAGATTTTTCAATTTCATCAAACAAAACAATTGTAAATTTATTTTGTTCTGTTTGATGTTGCTTTATCTTTTCTTCAGAAAAAATTGGATGTGTTTCTCTATGTCCAAGATATCCAGGTGGAGAACCAACAAGTTTAGAAATTTCATGACTATGTTGAAATTCCCCACAATCTATCTTAATAAACGCTTTATCAGAACCAAAAACACTTTCTGCAAAAGCTTCAACTACTCTGGTTTTACCAGTGCCTGTAGGACCAATCATTAAAAGATTGGCAATCGGGCGATTAGTTGGAATTAATTTAGTTTTATATAATTGGTAATATTCACAAATAATTTCTATTGGCTCCGTTTGACCAATAATCTTATTATACAACTTAGTTCTTAATTCCTGGGTGAAATCACCCTTGATGTTCTGATCTAATAGTTTCATAATCCCTATTGATATTTAGAAGAGGCATAAAACACATGATTTTGAATTCTCACAATTTTCTTCACTTTTTTCGTCCAAGGTGGTTTGATTGAAATTTCATGGAAATATATTGATCCTTTTGTTGGATCTTTTGTCATTTTGAAGTGTCTAGCAACGAAAACACTATCGTGCCATCTCCAATCATTAACTAATTTTAGTTTTTTATTTCTTGTCCATGAAAACTGATTTTTTTGATATACTACAGCACAATATGTTTTTGGGTATTTGGGATGAAGTTTTCTATTATAGGTGACCCAGGCAACCGCCATTTTTCCTTCAAGAGCTTGATTACCAGCTTCAAAAAAGATATTTTTGGCTAAACACATAGTTTCTTTGTCAATTTTTTGCGCTGCCATTGGGAACCATAACATTGCTGTTACTATAATTCTTACTAGCATTGTTTTTTTAAAATAAAAAAGGCGCAGAATCTGCGCCGATTAGATTCTCCTTAAATTTTTATCTAACTATACAATACAATTGTAACATAATTTAAATTTATTGTCAAGTTAAATTGCAACTTTTCTGTTGCAAGGAAAGTTGCCAACCCCGTCTGAAACTGTTTAGGCAGCAGCAGACATTGCTAATACGTTAGTATTTGCGTTTATAGTTCCCGCTGTTACAGTAGTCGGCTACTGGAAATCTACTCTCATCTATTCCTGCCAATCGACACCTTTCACCCCCATCAAAAACGCACTGCTCAAGATTTTTATGTACACTATTATATCTTGGGTTGCATTTTGTTCGAATTTGCCATGCAACTAGCTCCTCACAATGCGCTTTTGGTGGAGGTGGTGGTATTGAAACCACGTCTTGCTCAGTCTTCGAATCGGATCAACGATTTCAATTATTATTTATTAGTCTTCCTCTAACCAATCCAAAGGATTCATTCTCAAATATCAAATAATTATTTGTGCCATCATTATACCAATGCTTACCATAAGCACCATTAGATTTATTTTTTCTTGATTCTCTCCACTCAGAAATTAATATCCAACCATGAGGCTGTTCATTTATTTTGAATTTGTGTTTATCTGAATTTAATTCTGAATTACTGGGCAGTTTTATTATATTAGCTGGAACATATATGTGTTTGCCAAATTGACTATTTTTATCACCTTTTTGGTGATTTATATTTTTAAGTGTATTTTTGCGTTTTGCAATGGCTTCTTTAGATTGTGCTAATGTAATCGCTTTTATGTGATTGTCTGGATTTAACTTAAAATTTCCTTTTGTTTTTATTCCAATCAAAGGATTACCATATTTCACTAGCCTATCTTTAGCAGCATTACTTTGTAAAATACTTATTAATTCTTGTTTATCTATCATTTTAGATAATCCTTGCCAAGCAAGTTTATCTTGCCATAGACCATATTTTTCATATAATATTCTATGTGCTTCTGCGTGTTCTTCTATTGTTAGTTTTATTAAATTTGAAGGATCGTCTGTACCGCCCATATGTTTAGGTACAATGTGATGATTATGATAAATAGTTTTTGACATTTGCTAGAGTCCTTTTCTAGTATTTGTTTATGGTGAGAGTATGCAACTACTCTCACCATTACTATTTATAAAATCAACTATCTTACCTAATCATGATCATATCCATCTACTGTTACACCATCATTTCGTGATACTGTAACTTCAGCATGATCACCAAACATTTCCATATAATCATCTTCATCAAACATATCTAAAATATCTTTAACTTCAGATACAGCTTTAACAACTTCTTCTACATTATTAAAACCAAATTTCTTAAAATCAATTCTATCATGATATTCTGGATTAGTTACATACCAAATATCAATATAATCTGAATCACTATTAGAACGATTGATATAGAAGTAATCTTTGTTTACCCTAAATTCACAAGTGTCACCATCATTAAAATATGGTGTATACTGAGTCCAACTAAAATCTTGTAAATTTGGATTGTTCTCAAAAACTTCCTTTGACATTTCACTGAAAATGTTTTTTGCATTTTCTTGCATCATACTCTTATATTCTGCTTGAACTCTCTTGAATTCAGCAACCTTTTCAACAAATTCATTCTTATTCATAATTAATCAATCCTCATTTTTGTATTAAAAGTTTTTGCAATTTTCTTGTGAGAAGAAGGGATAGTGTCTTTACCAGCATTCATCCAAGACTTATATTCCATTTCTTCCAAATAATCAGAAGCATTAGGGATATAGCGATTACCAAAATCTTCAAGAATATGTTGTTCACCAATATCCCTGACTGATACATCACGACCATCAGAATTCTTGATATTCACACCAAACACCTTTTCTAAGATATTTGAAAGAAACCAAGAGTTATGAGTCAAAGCACGATGACGATTATCAGACATCGCACCCTTTGAAGAATCCATTAATTGATGGATATCCAAATAATCTTCTGGAACACCACCAAACTTTCTAGCAGAAGAAACTGCGTGAATCCAAGGTTTTGCCATTTCTCACCATTTTCATTATTTAATTCCCACCCACAATTATAGTATAACCTATTGTTTAGGATTTGTCAAGTTTACCCCAATCAACTTTTAACCAAATTCTTTCATGAATATAATGAACAAAAGTCATGGCTATGTTCATAAGAATAGCTGATTCTATTCCCGTCCACATAGCCGTGACTATTGTTGCTGTTATTCTCCAACTTGCTGATCTTGCTATTGTTCTTTTGTGTTGTTCCACGATTTAAATATACTTAATATAGTTTTATTGTTTAAATTTAATAACCATTCTTTAGAATTTTTTACTTTACCATCTAACATAGCAAAAAAGAACCCTTGAATCTCATGAATATATGAATGAGTTACATGTAAAGCAAATTCTTTTCGTGATACTGTTTCAATATCAAGTGGAAAAAATTCCCAAAAAATTTCTAAATGTCCTTGTAATTCATAATAATATGATTTATATTCATCAAATTTTTTCTTTAAATCTGGAAAATAAGCCATTACTTCAGAATCTTCACCAGATTTAATCAATTCAATAATTTTATCATCATTCAATGAATCTTTCAAATGATGAATTAAAACATATTTTTCAGATTTAACTTTAATACGATTGAAATTTTTATCAACTAAGACGAAACCTTCCTGTTTAGAAGGATCTAACTCCTTAGCAGAAGAAAGAATTTCTTCAATTGTAGACATTGAAAAAGAACGAACAACATCAAAATACTCACGATATATAACGGATAGAATTTCACGTCCATTTTCATTATCACGAACACCAATTAAAGTTAATTTTCCATCATTGTTACTTTGAGATGTAACAACTCTGTTATACTTAGAAGTCAACTCAAACAAATATGTACTTCTAGGATTCAAGTCAGAAATAAAATACATCTGATTATTAAAAGTTTTCCAAAATAATTCTGCAAAAGAAAAATCCATATTACCAACAGGACCATGTGCTGAAGCCATTCCTTTTGTTGCAACATGCCATTAATTTCGATAATGATAAACAATCATCAAAGAACCATCAACTTTTTCTTGTGCTACAAATGAAGTCCAATCAAATTTATCTTCATCTACATTTTCGCCATAATTAAAAAATCTATCAAATGGACGTGCAACAACTTTCCAATTGTCAGCAGAATCTAAAATAATACCACGGGATTCCCTAACAATAGGATGTGCTTTTACCTTATAAGAATCAATTTGATTGTATGTGAATTGAATTAAATTATTATATTTTTTATGAACGTTTGTATCAATACCAAACTGTTCTTTAAGAAGAACTAGATTTCCGTTGTTTTCGATTAGGAATTTTTGTAGATTCAGCATTTTTTTCACCATGATTTAAATGAATCAATAGAATAATATTATGAATAGCCTTGTAAAGATCTTTTACATTCTTTCCATCTTTCTTTCCATAACGTGCGAGATATTCAATAGCATTTGAAATATACGAACCTTCACCATGTCCAATAGCCATGATTAAATCATTTACTTGAATATCATTTCCACGAACATAATGTTCATTATATGTACTTTCAATATAACCTTCAACTTCTGTTAGAATTTCTTTTTCTTCATATTTCATACACGAATAGTTCCTTTAAGTTCCTTAATTTCTTCCTTATACTTTTTCTTTGATGTCTCAATCCAAAATGGGATTGAATTAAAAATTCCCTTTTGAAATGCTTCCAGTACCAACATTAGCTTTGAAAGCCAAAAAAATGTTGAATAACCAGTCACAAAAACAAAAAGAAGATGTACAATAGTTAGTGATAGAATAATTCCAGTTGTCATTTCCATAATCCAAGTATACTATACTGCCCATTCATTGTCAACATTTAAAGGTAAAATATCAAACATCACACCACATGAATTGAAAATTTCAATAGTTTTATTTTCATGTTCAAAATATTTTGAAGTCTGATGTCTAAAATGATGAAGATTTTCCTTCATTAAAACAACTCTTAAAATACCAGACTGTACAATTCCTCTAGCACAGTCCACACATGGGAAATGAGAAGCATACATAGTACAGCCATAAGTACTAGTACCCATTCTTGATGCATTATAGATCGCATTTCTTTCAGCATGTTCCACCCAATAATATTTCTCTGGTTTTTCCCATTTATTTAAATCTAAATCATTAAAACCTCTTGGCATACCATTATATCCAGTTGATCTTATTGCGTGATCTGGACCTACAATGATAGCAGAGGTTTTCGTTGTGTCTTTTGATTTTTTTGAAATATGGGGTAATAAATTTAAAAAATAATTATCCCATTCAATTGTTTCTATCATATAAAAAAGGGGGGCTTTTACACCCCCCTGTTATTTAGCCTAGAGTATAAAATGCCTTACGAGTACCATCATTATAGGTCTTGTAATTTGTAACAATGTTAACACCCTTACTACGCATCTCACGAACACGGGCAGAAACGTTGGTAATACCAAAACGTGAACGTGCCTGAGAAGCAGAAATCTTCTGACCTCTTGTTAGAGCGTTTAGAAGACGTGAGTTCTGTGAACCCTTACGGAAGGGAGTTGTAGTTGTTGCAGTTGTATTCATTTTTTTGTTTTTCCTTTGTTATAAGTTTAATTGTGGTGTTCAACCACTATGATACCAGTATAGCATCAGAATACGAGTTTGTCAAGAACTTTTTTATATTTTTTATATATTTTTTTTACTACTAATATTAAATATATTATCTCTGTCAACGACACTCTTATTATAGCACAGAAAATGTAATTTGTCAAGTGTTTAATCAAAAAAGTTTAAAAATATTTTTCTTGACAACCTAAATAGTCTTTGCTATAATGAGCTTATGGTTGAAGAAGACATCCTAGAAAAACGAGAACGTGTACAGGACATCATCAATCCTTTTGGTGCAAAGGAACCAAAGTGGAATGACATTGATGTAACTGTACTTCATAATAAGGCAAGACTATCAATTCTTGGCTCTGCATATAATTGGTATAGCTATAATGCTACACCTATGCAACATAAGAAATGGGTTTTGGAATACTGTAAGAATAATCCTGGTTTCACACAGGATGATACTGATATTCTAGAATCAGTTAATGAAAAGAGATTTATTCCTTATGGACCAACATTAAGAATTTTCATGAACAATGGTCCTATTCAGAAATCTTCTTTATCAAAGATTAATATTCATATTAAAGATTTAATTGAAGAACATTCTTTAATCCATGAAGAAAAAGTAAAGCAGAACAAAATTAAGCAGCTTTATAAAATTGAAAAAGAACATGAACACACTTCTAATTTAATTAGTGAGTTTGAAGAAAAAGTTCATTCTTTCATTATAGATAAATCATACAAGTTTAATTTTAATTATAATGATTGGGTAGCAAAAAATAACGTACCAAAAAAAGTTCACCTACATATTATAGAGAGATGGAATCAGGTAAAAGATGAATTAACATCAACTGAGCCTGATTGTATTGAGGCATATAGCCATATTCCATACAAAAAGAAGTTAGAGTTAATTTCATTTCTTGAAAGTCTAGCTGTAACTGAACAGGTTGAAGAAGTTCCTGTTAAAAGAACACGAACAAAGAAACCAAAATCCGCTGCAAAGCAAATTAAAAAACTAAAATATATGGATAATTTCCAGGAATTAAATCTAAAAAGTATTAATCCTGAAAAAATTATTGGTGCAACAAGTTTATGGGTTTATAACACTCAGTACAAAATTTTATTTAATTATGTTGCTGAGAAAGATAAATCTTTTGAAATCAAAGGCACAACTCTTTTAAATTTTGATGAAAATCTTTCTGTGGGAAAACGTCTCAGAAAACCAGAAGAGGTATTGACAACAATCCTCAATGGTGGTAAGATTGTATTCAGAAAGACTTTTGAAGGTCTAAAAACAAAACCAATTAAAACAACTGGAAGGATAAACGAACACTGCATTCTTTTAAAGGCATTTTAAAGTATGAGTCACTTAACTAAGGAACAAGAATTTCTTATTATGAATGGATGGGAAATTAACCCACATCGTAAGAACGGCGAAATTTGCAAGATCCCAATTTACAAGCAAGATGGGAACATTGATGAAAAGACATGGTATACACTATCTGAGGCTTTAGATATCGAACGACAGTCAGATCCAGATGGATATACAAACTATGTTTACTACGGCGATTATGCCAGAGATTATGATTTCGAGGATTAAATGTTTACTAGTGAAGAACTTGGTGTTGAGCGTTTAGAAATTGATGATGCTGTTTATCGTTTTGATTGGTCAAAACCATTAACAGAACAACTATGTCTTGGTGTCATTACAGAAATTATTTCTACAAATGAACTAAGAGAAGGCTACAAAGTAGAAAGTATTTATGATATTTCTAAGTTTGATGAAACTAAAGTCTATACAAGACTAGACTTAGAAAAAGCTCCAAAAGATCCAGACAAAACAATTAAACGTCATATTAAAGACCTGGAAAGTTATGCACTTCGTAATTTAGGAAGAACAGAATGATTTTATTAGATTTCAATCAGGTGGCAATTTCAAATTTATTTCAGAATTTGAATATCAACAAGTCTTCTTCTACTATTAAGGTAGAGGAGGACTTGTTGCGTCATATGATTTTAAATACCATTAGAGGCATTGTTCAGTACAACAAAGCAGAATATGGTGAGCTAGTTATTTGTTGTGACAACAAAGTTTATTGGCGCAAGGAATTTTATCCACATTACAAGGCAAACAGAAAAAAGGATAGAGATAACTCCGGACTGGATTGGGAAAGTTTCTTTGTTTCTTTAAACAAAATTAAGGCAGAAATCATGGAGTTCATGCCTTATAAGGTGGTCAATGTTTATGGTGCCGAAGCAGATGATGTAATTGCAGTTTTTGTTAAGCAACTTCATGAGAATGAAAAGAATTTAATTGTCTCTGCTGATAAAGATTTAAGTCAATTGCAAAAATATAAGAATGTAAAGCAATTAAATCCAATCGCAAAAAAACTAATCAATATTGATGATCCAGAAGAATTTCTTTATGAACATATTATTCGTGGAGATTCTGGTGATGGTATTCCTAACTTCCTGTCAGATGATGACACATTTGTTACATCAAAACGACAGAAACCAATTTCATCAAACAAACTTCAGGCTTGGCTAAAACAAAAGCCTGAAGATTATTGTGATGAAAAGATGATTGCTGGTTTCATTAGAAACCGCAAGTTAATTGATTTTGATTACATTCCAGATTTAATCAAGAAAAATGTTTTAGAAAGCTATAACAGAGAATTTGTGAAAGATAAAAATAAAATGTTTAATTACTTTGTTAGTGCTAAGTTAAAAAATCTAATGGAAAACATTCAGGATTTTTAAAAATAAATAGTGATTAAATTCACTTAATTCCCACCTCAAGGATAATTATGACATTGATGTTATCAGAAGTATTTGATGCAGTTAATAAGGCTGCATCATTAGATGATAAAAAGAAAATTCTACTCCAAAATAAAACTCCTGCCCTATTAACCATTTTACGTTATGGTTTAGATAATAGAATTCAGTTTGATACAGAAATTCCAACATACAAACCAGATTCTAGTCCTATTGGTTTAAGTTATGGTTCTCTTCAAAAAGAATATAGACGTTTATATATTTTCACAAGAATTTATAGAAACGTTAATATCAACAGAAAGAAAATGATTCTAGCACAAATTCTAGAGTCAATTAGCCCATCGGAAGCAAAGCTTTTGGAAAGTGTTTTAACTAAGAAATTTTCTTTGAAAGATGTTGATAATGTATTTTTAAATTCTGTTTTTCCTGAACTAATGCTTCCTGTGCCATTAAAGGAACAAAATGGAAAGGAAGAATCTGTACAAAAACCAACTGAAAAAGCAGTTGAAGTCGAAACCAAGGTTGTACCACCCAACAGAAAGAAAAATAAAAAAGTGGTTTAAAAAACTGAACACATTATTCTTCAATGATACTTTACCTGAATTTAATAAAATAAACATTAAGTCAGATAAGTATCATTGGGGATTGTGTAAAGGTGAATGTAAGAAAGAAAAAATATTAAATTTGGAATTGTCCAAATCATTTCCCAGTTTTTGTTTTTTCATCAGTATTTTAGCTCATGAAATGATTCATGCCTATCAGTATATGACAATAGGTAAAATGAGTCACTCAGAAAGTTTTGAAAGATGGAATGATGTATTTTTAGAATATGGATTGGAGATAAAAGATTATGATGAACTTGAATGATGTTAAGAAGTTAACAGAACAAGATTTAGAAGATATTAGAACAAAAGCATTAACCAAATTTATTGGAATGCTTTTTAAGCATTGTTTAATGTCAGCTTTAACAACAGCTATTTTAATGGTAATTATTCTAAAAGAAAATTCTGCATTATTAATTGGATGTTTAATTGTTAATATAATTTGTTTAATTGGCGTATTTATTTCATACTTCAGTGTAGAGGTTGAAACTGTAGATTATGAAATTGAAGTTTTAAGAGAAATGAAAAAGATTAATTTTGATGTAAATTAGTTCTTCCCATTGTGATGTTGTTTTGAATTCTAATTTCTTGATTTCTAAAAGTCCAACATTCACCTGAACTATCAATAAAAACCACCCATTCCAAATCATGTTCTTGGGAACGATCAATAAGGAAATATGCCCAACCTTTTCCTTTTGGTGTGATTAATGGAATGGGTGGATTTAGTTGTATTGTCATATTAGTTATGACTATCAATAATTTTTTTCATATTATTAGTTAGTTCTTTTATCAGAAAAGAACTTATTTCAATTTTAACATCATTACCGATAAATTTTATTTGATAAAGTAAATTTGAATTATAATTTATGTTATAAGAATTTTCTTTTTTTGTGTAAGAAAGTTTATTGATGTCATTTAGTTTTTTCATATAATCTATAAAACTATTAAATGAAAATTCTTTAATATAATTTTTCTGATTTTTATCTAGATTAATATTTTTTTTAACTATATTTATTTTTAATGAATTATATATTATGTTGTCTATAGAAATACCAAATAAAAAATATTGCAATTTTGATAGCCACAATGATCTAGTTTCATTTAATATTTCATCAAAAGATTTAGATAAATTGTTACTATAACCAAAATCTTTATATAATTGTTTTTTATTTGTATTGTGTATTCTCTTATTCAAAGAAGAACTGGAAGTTAGTTTTAAAGAAACTTCAATTTCATCTAACAATGAATCTTTTGATAAAATATTAAATAATTGATTTAATTTATAAGATGGTGCTTCCTCACTCAAATTCATACTTGTTAATTTATAACCTTTATTTGTCTTAAAATTCACCACTAAATCTGATTTTTTTAAAAGTTTATTAATATTATTTTCTTCATTTTTAATTTTTTGTATATTTCCGGTAGTTGAAATATGTATCTCAACTAAATTTATCATTTCATCCTCAACGTAAGAAATTAAAGTATTTTTAATTTTGTTTGAAATAATACTTGATGGAAATCTGTTAATTAAGAAATTAAATATTTCTTCTTTTGCGGAACTCATTGATTTTCTTAACTTTTTATTTTTATGAAAAAAAATAGTTCCTTTGGGTAATTTGATTTTTAACTTACAGCGTAAATATTTGTTATCTGTAAGCTCAGTTCCTTTTTTCTTAACAAGAAAGTTATCAGTTAAAATTAATCCTTGTCCGGTGTATTCTTCAACATTATTTGATAAAAATTTTAAAGTTTCCAAAATAGAATTTTTATTATAACCACCATCTAGTGTAGTTTTTGGTGAAAGATTAATTATTTCATAATCATTTTCGAAAACTAAATTACTTGTACTATAATGTGCCGCACAAACAGCATATAAACCTTCGTATATAAATCCTAGTTCGTTAAAGGCCATCTAATCCCCTTTTTGTTATACTAAATATTTATAAACCTAACTATGAAAAATGAACTACAAAATTACCTAGCTGATACTGAAACTAACTTTAAGCAGAAACTAGAATTCTTTCAAAATAGAAATGTATCTGTTCAAAGTCATAATGATTATTCTAACTTATTTCAGTTTTGTCTCTATGATAATAATTCAGAACCAAATGAAATTATTGATAATTGTTCTGGAATAATTCTTGATGTTGATGATAAAAATTTTCCAATCATAGCAGCAACACCTAAAGTAATTCATGCAAAACCTATTTTCTCATCTAAACGTTTAAGATATGAAGAGAAAATTGATGGTACAACTGTTTATCTGTGGAACCATAAAGAAAAATGGCACTTATCAACAAAATATGATGTCCAAGAACCAAAAATAGAAAAATTATTCTTTAAATACTTTCCACAAAAATATATTAGTTTACTTGATCCTTGTTACACCTACACATTTGAAATAATATCACCATTCAACAAAAAAATTGTAAACACAAACACTGTTAAAATATATTTCATAACAGCTATTAATAAAGTTACATTGGAAGAAACTAGATTTGAATGTTTTGAACACATGCTTCCAAAAACATTTAAATTTAATACAATACAAGAAGCACAAGAATTTGTACAAAATTCAGATCCAAAAGAAATTGAAGGATTAATTGTAATAGATTCAAAAAACAGAAAAATTAAAATTAAAAATAAAAACTTTAGAAAACTGCAAGACTTTGTTGAATCATTTGATTTCAAAAAAGGTATTGTGATGGCAATAAAAGAAAAAGATGAATTTGTCGAAGAATTTCCGGAAATTTCAGATTTATATAGAGAAATGAAAAAAATGATAAATTCAATTTGTTCCAAATATGACAAGATATTTGAAGTTTGTATGAAAAATACATCAACAAAAGCAGAATTTGTATCAAAAGTAATGTCACATACAAATTTTACTTCACCTCTATATGCCATGTATGACAAAAAAGTAAAAAATATGAAAGATTATCTGCAAAAGATGAATCCAGATAAACTTGCCATGATGCTTGAGAAGGGTGAAATTTAAACTATTATAAATAATGAAAGATTGTAAATTAGACATAAACTAAAATAACTCAGCGGAGGAAGATGTTTTCCTCCGCTTTTTTATTGACAAATTCAAAAATCTGTGATATCATGTATTCATGAACACTCAATTTGGTTACTGCTGCATTAATCTGGAACTATCCGACAAAGGTATTACCACCAATCGCACCATGCGAGAAGCTACGTTTAATGAGCGTGGTATTGCCTATGCATCTGAGCTTGCATACAAGAATACTCTTGATCTTATCCAGATCATGCTTTGGAATCAACGCAACAACATCAAGGTGTTTCGTTTGTCTTCTGATCTATTTCCTTGGAACTCCAAGTACAAGCTAGAAGATCTTCCTGATTTTGCTGAAATTTCTTACAATCTTCGTTTTGCTGGTGATATTGCTAAACGTGCTGGTATTCGTGTAACTGCACACCCAGATCATTTTGTCAAGCTAGGTTCTGACAAGCAGAATGTTGTTGACAATTCCATTCATGATCTTCATCATCACAACGAAGTTTTTGAGTTGATGGGTTTTCCTGCCAATCATTATCACTGCCTCAACATCCATGTTGGTATGAATTTCTCTCAGAAAGTTATCGACAACTTCATTACTAATTTTTATCGTCTTAATGACAATACCAAGAAGCGTCTTGTTGTTGAGAATGATGACAAAGCTTCTGCATTTTCTGTTAATCAGTTGTTCAAGCATATTTTTTCTTATATTCATACTCCAATCACATTTGACTATTTCCACCATAGTTTTCATCAAGATAATTTGTCTGAATCTCTTGCATTTCATCTTTCTTATGCTACATGGGGTGAGACTAAGCCACTATTCCATTACAGCGAATCTAAAGCTTTGCATGAAAGTATTTCCTGCAATGCACGGGCGCATTCTGATTATGCAACATCTATCATGAACACCTATGAAATGCCTCTTGACATTGATCTTGAACTCAAGTCTAAGGAAAAAGCTTTGTTTGCTTATCAAAAAATGTATGAAGAGAGCTTGACAAAGCTTTCTGATTCTGCTACACTGTAAGTATGAAACAGGTACTTTTAAAAGGTTTGGTTGGCTCACATGCTTATGGTGTAGCAACTGAAAACTCAGACAAAGATTATATGTCAGTTTATGTTGATCCACTTGACCATTATTTTGGTTTAAATAAGTCAAGTACCAACCATTCTGTGTCTGAAACTTTAGATAATACTGAATTTGAATTTCTGAAGTTTGTGAAGTTGTGTGTGAATTTTAATCCAAATGTTGTTCCTTTGTTATTTCTAAATCAATATGAGGAACTTTCTACTTTTGGTTTATATCTCTTAGAACAAAAAAATGAATTTGTCACTAAGAAGGCATACAACTCACTACTTGGTTATGCTAATGGTCAAAAATTAAAAGCTGAAATGGGTGTAACTGAAAAGTTTGGTGAAAAAAGAAAAAATTTAATAAATGAATATGGTTATGATATAAAAGCAGCTTCTCATACAGTGAGACTTTTAAATCTTGCCAAACATTTATTTAAATATAATGAAGTAAACTTGAAAGCTGGTGCAGAAGAAGTTTTAGAATTTAAATTAGGAAAACACCCAAAAAGTTTTTTTGATGAACGTTTTGAAACTCTTTTAGCTGAATCAAAAGAATTTTATCAAACGTGTAAACTACCAGAAGATGTTAATTATGAAAAAGTAAATAATTTCTGTGTTAATCTTCTTTCAAAAAATTTTAAATTATAGTATATGAAATACAGAATCGCAGACAAAGTAAAAGTAATTCCTAAAGTAGCAAGTACAATGCTGATGAATCCTCACAGCGTTTACATTGTTGTAAAAACAAAACAAATTCCAGGTACAGAAAAGTCAGAAAATTTTTATTGTCTTCGTGATGATTTTAATCTACAATTTTGTTGGATACTTGAGGAAGAATTAATTCCAGTGGAGATTTAAATGAAACGTTCAAAACCTAAAAATATACTTCATTTTACTAAATCAAAATCTGGTACAGATTCAAGAAAAACTTCACGCACACCTGAAGGAAAATTTATATCTTCTTCTGGAGAAGATTGTATGGTACTATCAAGATCAAATAATTATTACATGAGTAGGATTAAACAATGAACCACGACACAATTTTAAGTTTTATTGAAGATGTAAAAAATTCATCTTTTGCTCACAAGTTTGACGATTATAATTTTGCACAGAATTTTTATGCAGCACTTTGTAATACTGTATGGGATTACAAGAATCAGGATTTCTCAGTTTCCTGGAGAACTGCTGGTAATGTTGTAGCTGAAATTAGAAATAGTCTTTTTAACTATAAAGAAGATTATATGGACTATTATTGCACTGGTATTCCTTCAACATATGATATTGAAAAAAATGATGATGTATATATTATTGAGGGGTTGGTAACACCAGAAATTTCAGAGTGCTTTTGTGAACTAAGTATGGTCATGGTTTCCTGTCAAGAATTTATTGATGAATAGTTGACAAACTTATATTTTTGTGATATACTGATATTATGTTAACAGTTAAATTTTTCAAAAACACGGAACTTCTCACAGAGAGACAGTTCACAATTACAAATTTTGACGCTGTTAAGAATTTTATCAACAATCACAAGTATGATTATTCAAAAGCAAGTGAATGTGAAGATTTACCATTTAATTATGTTTCTTTTGACTGGTTAGATAATAATAATTATTATTTTGCTGATTGGGATGTTAATGATGAACAGGTTTTAAAATTATGATGTATTCAAAAACTAAAAAATATTTTTACAAAGATTTTCAAACTAAGCGTAAAAGTTCTAGTGGTGTTAATCTAAGATACGAAAAAATTGGACAAAATTATTCATATTCCGGTCGATATGGAAAAAGAAAGTCAGAAGTAATTAATTTAACATCAAATTCCTATTCAGGTTTTTCATCAATGGCTTGGTCGAAAATCACTAGTGACAAACAAAAATATTTGTGATACAATAAAAGTATGAAGTCGGAACAGAAAATCATCAAAGTTTTTTCTCTCTTGAAAGAAGTTGCTATTGCAACGCCCAAGATTGCTGGTGCTAAAATTGCTGCTGCAATTGTCCACAAAAACAAGATTATTTCTGTTGGTGTAAATTCAAATAAATCATCTCCTTTACAGGCTAAATATGCAACTAATAAAAACTTGTCTATATTCCTTCATGCTGAAATTGCAGCAATTAAAAATGCGTTACGCTATTTGGATGTAGAAGATTTCAATAAAGTTTCTTTGTTTGTGTGCAGGGCAAAAACTGACGTGAAAACAAACAAAATGATTTATGGAATGTCAAAACCTTGTCCTGGCTGCATGAGAGCAATTGTTGAATTTGAAATTAAAAATGTTTTCTACACTCTTGACAATGAAGGTTGGGAAGTGTTATAATAATTATATGACAGAAAAAGAAAAATTCATTATTAATTACGCTACAACATTTCTTGCAGCTAAAGCAGCACAAGAATACACATATTGTTGCATGACAGACAACCATGTAAATCTTGTTGAAACTGCTCCAATTGAAGATGCATTTTTCATTGCTAATGAAATTTGGCAAAATGAAACATTTAAAGAAGAATACAAGAAACTACTTAATGGACTATAAGATGAAAATCTCAACACTGAAAAGAAATCCAACATCACAATCTGGAAAAAATTCTTGGACAACATCAACATTACATTCATGGACAAATTCCAAGTGTGGTGCAGTTTTTTCATCTTTCACTGCACATTACACTTTTAGATCATGGACGTAATCAATAATCTAAAAACTATGTTCACACCACAAAATATCATTGATTCCGGCTACAAGCATTTCCCTTTCAAGGACAAGCAAATGTTCAAATATGCTGATTTGTTTTTCCAAAAGAAAGTAAAGGAAAATGATAAAACAAAGTATTTCATCAACATTTACTACTACATATTTACAGATCTATATAACAAGGTAGGTCCCGCCACCACATTTGAAGTAGCTTTCTATCTACAAAACAATACATGTGTAAATGTGTCATTTTCCGGTGAAACATTTTCTTCAATTGTAGAGATAGAAGAATTTTTTGAGAATTTCTATAAAAACAACAATTTTGTTCCGGACATTCACAATGAATAATGCAATGATAATTATTATCATTTTAATTATTTTGTACTTTATCTATCAGTCCGAAGATTAAAATTAAAGGAGTATTATGGTATTCTGTAAAAATTGCAAACATTTTGATTCACAATTCGTTGAATGTAATCATCCACAATTCTACAAAATTGAATATTCACCAGTAAATGGTGCAATAAAATGTCTTAATCTGGAAGTTTACACTAAACTTTCAAAAGAAAATCCAGACAATCCATGTTCTTCAATTTGTTATTTACAAAACAAAGATTGTAATTGTTCGCTCTATGAACCAAATATTATTGTTAAGATTGTAAATTATATTTACAAGTTATTCTAATATGTCCTGTTATCACTACATTTACAAACTAGAACTACTTGATGAAAACAATGTAGAAATTCATAATTATTTCGGCAAGAGATCCTGCTCAGTTAACCCTGAGCAGGATTGTCGTTATATGGGATCACCAAAAACAGCAAAAGAAATTATAAAAAACTGGCCCAAAGAACGTAAGAAAAAAATAATTCTCGAACATCACAAAAATAGAATTAGTTTGGGTATTGCAGAAGAAAAAATTATCAGAGAAAATATCCACGACAAACCAAAAAACTTAAACTATGCAATAAGTGGAAAAAATTATTATTTTACACCAGAACAATTAAGTGAAATTGGTAAAAAAGCATATGCAACAGCATTAGCTAAATTAACTCCAGAACAAAGAAGTGAAAATGGTAAAAAGGGATATGAATCATCATTAGCTAAATTAACACCAGAACAATTAAGTGAAATTGGTAAAAAAGGGGGTAAAAAGGGATATGAATCATCATTAGCTAAATTAACACCAGAACAAAAAAGTAAAATTGGTAAAAAAGGAGCAACAAAATGGTTGGAGAGTAGCACACCAGAAGAAAGAAGTGAAATTGCTAAAAAAAGAGCAACAAAATGGTTGGAGAGTAGCACACCAGAAGAAAGAAGTGAAATTGCTAAAAAAGGACATATAACAAGAAAATTAAAAAGGATGTCAGCAAACTATACATTAGAGACACCACAAACAAAAATTTGCTCAATGTGTAAAAAAGAAAAATTATTTTCCCAATATAATAAAAAGAAAGATGGAAAATATAATCTAAGTGCAGAATGTAAAGAATGTCACAATATAAAAAATAAAATTTATTACTACAATAAAAAAGAAAAGTTATGGTAAGATAGAATGACAGGGTATTTCGATAGGATAAAAAAGTAGAATAAATAGTGACCCATCTCTAATAGTCGATAGAAATGGTGGGGTGTTGTTTTGTTTGGGTATCTATTTATGTGGAAAAAAAGACACAATGTGTCAAAAATGACACATTTGTGAAAATAGTTGAGAAGTTGTGAAAATGGTTGAAAAGTTGTGGGTACTTTAACTGCTGCGCCATTTTTTCTGAAAATTTTTTCATATTAAAATTTTTTTTCCAACTTTTTTTCGCCAACACTTGACATGAACACATGACTTTGCTATACTAAAAGAGTAGACGATGTGTTCGGAACACACAGAAGCTACAAAAAATCAAAAACTGAGGATAATTACATAATGAACGTTAAGTTTTGCTCTTTCGACAATGAGATTCAGACCGAAAATCCGCTGGTTATTGCTGATTCCTACAATGAATGTGTTCGAGAAACGCTAAAGATTGGTGAATTCACCGATGAAACTCTGGAAGACATGGTAACTACTCCGAATATTGAGGAAGTTATGGGTTTTTCTGTTAAGCAGATGCTGGTCCAGGGCTAGTTTTTTTCTGAACACATGAGAATTCTACTTGTTTTAGTCGTTTTAATCATTTTTTTGCTAATTTTAACAGATTGGTGGAATTTTGACGGCTGGATCAAGTAGAATTCTGGGGGATTTTGAACACATGGATGAAGAAATTGAAAAATTTGAAAAAATTATCGACGATTTAATGGATATCATCCAAAAACGGGATGATAAAATTGCAGAATTAAGAGAAATTAATTCTGAATTGCAAGATATGGTCGATGAATTGAAAATGCAGATTGAAGAACTTCAAAATTCAGATTAATAAAAATTAATTTTGACAAAAAATCCAGGATATGGTATTCTGAACACATATGACAAAAGAACAATTGATTGTGAAACAAGAAATTATTAATTTTCTAGAAAAAGAAATTGAAAAATATACAAATTATCTGGAAATACATTTTGATATAGATCCCGATTATCTTGTTGGTGAAATTGATATGGCTGAAAGAACAATTGATTTCATTAATAATTTAAAAATTGACAATCCTGGAAACATGTGTTAGAATAGAATTATGAATGTCACACTGAAAGTTCAATATCCTAATGAAGTGGTTAAATTTAAATATTCCAATTTCGATAATGAAGGAGATGTAGAAAATTTCATTTTCTTTCTTAAAGATCTTTGGACCAGATCAGAATATGATTGGGAAAAACTTTTTATCTATAAAGGAAGAAAACTGGTTGAAACAATGATCCGGTAGTGCTATACTGGTTTCATATGAACATCTGGAACATCGACGGAAACGCAAAAACGGTCAAGGGTCAGAAGCTTGGATATCAGACCGGAATCATTTATCTGGCTCCTGGTGATTTGTCTGGTCATCAGGTCTGTGCTGGTGCTTCTAAAGAATGTTTGGCATTCTGCCTGAACACTTCTGGCATGGGTGCATTCTCTAATGTCCAGAATGGACGCATCAACAAGACCAAGAAGCTGTTTGAAAATCGTGAAAAATTTATTGCTCAGGCTTTGAAAGAACTTGACAAAGCTTGTGCTACTGCGGTAAAATCTAATCTGGTTCCTGTTTTTCGTCCGAATGGAACTTCTGATCTGCCTTGGTTGGCTAAGGCATTGCACACTGCACGTCCTAATGTCCAGTTCTATGATTACACTAAACTGGATCGCCCTTGGGAGCGTGTTTCTGAAAATTACCACTTGACTTATTCTTTCAGTGGTGATAATATGGAGAAGTGCTTGGAAGCGTTGAAGCATGGTGTTAATGTCGCTGTTGTTTTCGACAAGTTGCCCAAAACTCATTGGGGCTATCCTGTGGTGAATGGCGACGAAACTGATCTTCGCTTCTTGGATGCCAAAGGCGTGATTGTTGGATTGAAAGCCAAAGGCAAAGCACGAAACAAAAAATCTGAATTTATTCAGATTGGCTAGTTGACAACCTGAATAAACTGTGAGATACTAACAATATGAACATCACGAACTTCGTTGACCAGATGAATGAAAAGCACGGCGGCACTATTCTTCGTGCTAAGACTATTAAGCAGGAAGCTGAAATTTTCAATGTTCGCATTCCTGTTAAGTTTTGGACTCTTGGTAAGATTTCTCGTGGCATCTTCGATCTGAACGTGCTGCGAAATGTTAATGGTGTTGCTGAAGCTCCTGGTGAAGTTGTTCCTCTTGTTGTGGAAACTGACGAGGAAATTCTGGAGCGTCAGCGTGATGGTTTCTCTTCGATGGATCGCATGGTGGAAGCTGTTATTGAAGGCAAGGTCACGTCGATGATTGTTTCCGGCAATCCTGGCATCGGCAAGACCTACAACATCGAAATGATGTTGGAGAATGCTTTCCTTGATGAGAAGATTAACTACACTCCTGTTAAGGGCTTTGTTCGTCCTACTGGCATTTTCCGGATGTTGTGGGAAAATCGTCACGAAAACAGTGTTTTGCTGATTGATGACGCTGATTCTGTTTTCGATGATGAAGTTGGTCTGAACATCTGGAAAGCTGCTTTGGATAGCACCAAACGCCGCATGATTTCCTGGAAAACGGAAAAGAAGTGGGAAGATGATGCTGGCGATGAAATTCCTTCCACGTTTGAATTTCGTGGTTCTGTGATTTTCGTCACCAATCGGGATTTTGATGCCATGATCCAGCAGGGCAACAAAATGTCACCTCACTATCAGGCACTGATTTCCCGTTCGTTCTACTTGGATTTGAATTTGCGAAATACCCGTGAGTTCCTGATCCGAATCAAGGACGTGGTTCAGAACACCGATATGCTTCACACTCTGGGACTGGAAGAAAACCAGCAGCAGACGTTGATGCAGTTTGTGGAGGACAACCACAAGAAGCTGCGGGAATTGTCGCTTCGCATGGTGTTGAAGTTGGCGAAAATTCTGAAGTTTGCGAAGTCTGATGAAGATTTCGTGAAAGTTGCGAAATCCACTTGTTTCAAGGTGGCCCGTTAAGGGCCACCTGTGGTATAATATAATCATGAAGAAATCAATCTACAAAAGAAATATTTGGTCTGCGTCTAGGTCTATGTCTTGGTCTATGTCTGGGTCTTGGTCTGGGTCTGGATCTAGGTCTAGGTCTTGGTATGGGTTTGGGTCTAGGTCTTGGTCTGGGTCTGGGTCTATGTCTAGGTCTAGGTCTAGGTCTATGTCTGGGTCTTATTCTGAAACTGGATAATAAACTATGATCAAGAAATCAATCTACAAAAGAAATATTTGGTCTGTGTCTGGGTCTTGGTCTATGTCTAGGTCTAGGTCTGAGTCTAGGTCTGGGTCTGGGTCTGGGTCTTGGTCTGGGACTAGGTCTGGGTCTGGGTCTTGGTCTGGGACTGGGACTGGGTCTTATTCTGAAACTGGATAATAAACTATGATCAAGAAATCAATCTACAAAAGAAATATTTGGTCTTGGTCTGCGTCTAGGTCTAGGTCTGGGTCTGGGTCTAGGTCTAGGTCTAGGTTTGAGTCTTGGTCTTGGTCTTGGTCTGTGTCTTGGTCTATGTCTGGGTCTAGGTCTAGGTCTGGGTCTTGGTCTTGACGAACACATCAGCCTGTGGTATAATATAATCATGAAGAAATCAATCTACAAAAGAAATATTTGGTCTTGGTCTAAGTCTATGTCTTGGTCTAAGTCTATGTCTGGGTCTTGGTCTGGGACTGGGACTGGGACTGGGTCTAGGTCTTGGTCTATGTCTAGGTCTTGGTCTAGGTCTGAGTCTAGGTCTGGGTCTATGTCTAGGTCTTGGTCTAGGTCTGGGTCTAGGTCTTGACAAACACACAGAAAGGTGCTAATATAGTTTCATGATGAAATCACGCATTTCAAGAGTGTGGACTACATCCAGGTCTGGGGAAAAATCAATCCCTTGTTCCGGTATTAGAACTGGTTCTTGTTATCGACAAATCACTTACACCGGAAAGTGGGCAAGAGTCCGTTCTTATATGAAATTGTGGTATGGATTGAAAACTTCAAAAATTGAGTTGACAACTAAACTGAAAGGTGCTAATATAGAATCATGATGAAAAAAGTTGTTGTGACTGTTTATGAAGTTCACGCAGTTGATTATATGGTAGAGGTGGATGATGAAAACATTGATCCCCTGTACTATGATTCTGAAATTCATCAAAAGGCTGTCGAAAAGGCTAATGAACTAATTGAGATTGGAAACCAACCAATGTCAATTGATTACAGCCACACTATTGATCCTGAAAAGTGGACGTCTTTTGTCCTTGACAACTAACCTGAAAGGTGCTAATATAGAATCATGAGTAACGAACAACTGCAAGACCTCATTAACGAATATGTAGAATTGATTGTTGATACAATGGACATGGAGGATCTCATCAACCATGCCTATGAATCCATTCATGCACGTTTGGAGCAGATGGGGACTGAAGATATTCTGGCAGAAATCACAGAAGTTGCCCCTGAACTCTTGACAGACGACATGGAATCTGGTACACTGGAACAGTAGAGGAAAACATGATTAACGATCTGACTGTAAAAGAATTGGATTTGCTGACTCAGGTTTATGCAACCAAGTTGGTTGAATCTATGAGTGAATGGGAACTGACAGAAATTGTTGAAGGTTCCTTCGTTGATGAATTTCGGAAAATGCCGCTGGATGAATATAAGGAACATTTTGATATTCCTGCATTCAAAACTGCTGTTGATATCGTCAAGGGCTTGCGTAAGAAGTAATTCTGTGGTATACTAGGGTTGTGAGTGAGAGAAACTCACAACCCACAAAAAAAGGATATAAATATGGTAAAGCTTGAAAGTTCCGCTGTTTCTGGTGTTGGTTATGACCACATCAATCAGATTCTCACTGTGAAGTTTACTTCCGGTAAGAAGTATGACTACAAGGACGTTCCTGTTCAGGTCTATGAGGATCTGGTGAACGCACCTTCTTCTGGAAAGTTTCTGAACAAGGAAGTCAAGGGCAAGTATCAGACTGCCTAAAAGTTTTTGGCCCTGTCGTTCAATGGATAGGACATAGGTCTTCTAAACCTAGAATCGGGGTTCGAATCCCTGCGGGGCTACCAAATTTAATGTGCGCTCATAGCTCAGTTGGTAGAGCATCTGACTTTTAATCAGAGGGTCGCAGGTTCGAACCCTGCTGGGCGCACCAAAATTCTTCTTGACAAACATCCTGAAAGGTGATAAGATTTAATCATGGGACTTGATCAATACATCAACCGCAAGAGCTACATTCAGAATTGGTCTTTCGACAAGGAAAACAAGTATGAAGTTGTTGTGACCAACAACGGACAACCTACCCACATCAAGAAGGATAAAGTCACCTATGTGACTGAGGAACTTGGTTATTTCCGCAAGTTCAATGCACTCCACAACTGGTTTGTGCAGCTTGCTGATGGTAGGGATGAATGTCAAGAAATTATTTTCTATGAAGAAAATGTTGACAATCTTCTTTTAACCATGAAAGAAGTTCTGATCTCTAAGAGAGAAGATATTGCTCTTGAAATGTTTCCTCCTGTTTCTGGGTTTTTCTTTGGTTCCATTCAAATTGATGAGTGGTACTGGAAAGACCTAGAAAGTGCCATCAAACTTTTTCAGGAAATCAAGGATGAATGGGTTGGGCTGCCGACGACCTATTACTACCAAGCATCATGGTAGTTTGCAGGGGGAAGAAATTCCCCCTTGACATTCTGATCAGAATGTGAGAGAATAAAAACATGACCAAGAAATCAATCTACAAAAGAAATATTTGGTCTAGGTCTGGGTCTGAGTCTCAGTTTGCGTCTTGGTCTGGGTCTAGGTCTTGGTCTGGGTCTGGGTCTTGGTCTGGGTCTTGGTCTGCGTCTGGGTCTGGGTCTAGGTCTGAGTCTAGGTCTGAGTCAAAATAAACCTTGACATTCTGATCAGAATGTGAGAGAATAAAAACATGACCAAGAAATCAATCTGCAAAAGAAATATTTGGTCTAGGTCTGGGTCTGAGACTCAGACTGAGTCTCAGTCTGCGTCTTGGTCTGGGTCTGAGTCTCAGTCTGGGTCTTGGTCTGGGGCTATGTCTAGGTCTGGGTCTTGGTCTGGGTTTTGGTCTATGTCTGGGTCTGGGTCTTGGTCTTGGTCTGAGTCAAAATAAACCTTGACATTCTGATCAGAATGTGAGAGAATAAAAACATGAGAGTTAAAGTCTACTTCAACCTTCACAAGAAAGTTTTCTCTGTCATGGACAAAAAAACCCGCAAGGTTATTGCCCACACCGACACCATCATCCTGAAAAATGCCAAGTTCACTGTTTCCAAGTCTGGACGGGAACGTGTTCTTCGTGAAAAAAAGAAAAATGTTCATGCTTTTGTTGAAGGTGATTGGCAAAAAGACCAAGAGCTTTTCCTGAAAAGGAACACGGTTCGTTACAATCCCTATGAGGCAGACTACTTCATCAATGTCCTCACCGGAAAGAAAATTGAAACTTCCGCCTGGTGTGACCTCTTCATCGAAAACGGAAAGGCAAATATCTATGCTTATTAACTGGAACGACTACAAAGATCATGACGACTACCAGGAGTATGACTGGGACGACTAATATAGAATAGCATTTCTTGGGCCGGAAACGGCCCTTCCTGCCCTTAAAATTTCTAGCAGGTAGTTGGAGGCTAGAAAAACAAAAAAACAAAAAACTTGACAAATCACACAGGGTGTGAGATACTAAAAGAGTCAGAGGAAATCTGACAAGAAAAAAGGAGAAAACTGATTATGAAGAAGATTGTGACTGAGGTTCAGGGTGAAGGTCTTGTGGCCCTTCTTGGTGAGCACGTGATGTTGTTCTGTGCGAACTACATCTATGCTGGTACGCTCACTGGAGTGAACGATACCTGTGTCCTTCTGGACGATGCCAAGATTGTTTATGAGACTGGTGCGTTCAGCGATTCGAAGTACAAGGACGCTCAGAACCTTCCCACGAAGACTTGGTATGTGCAGACTTCTGCAATTGAGTCTTTCGGCATCGGTAAGAAGGGTTAGTGGTTTGGGGGAGAAATCCCCCAAACTTTTTTGTTTATGATCAAGAAATCAATCTACAAAAGAAATATTTGGTCTTGGTCTATGTCTGGATCTAGATCTAGGTCTATGTCTAGGTCTTGGTTTGGGTCTTGGTCTGGGTCTGGGTCTTGGTCTATGTCTAGGTCTATGTCTGGGTCTAGGTCTAGGTCTAGGTCTGGGTCTTGGTCTAGGTCTATGTCTAGGTCTTGGTTTAGGTCTACAAAATAATGCTTGACAACCGAAAAGAAAGGTGCGATAATAATATCATGATGAACGATGTGATTGACGATCTGATTAGCGGAAACATGAAGGTAATCGGTCTGATGAACCTGATTATTAGCAGGTTCGATGAAAACGACGATGATTACCTGAACGCTAAGGCTATTATCGACTTTGTGACGATGCAGATTTTGGTTTTGTCTACGTTAAAGGATAATCAAAATGCTGCAAAAGCTTAGTGTTTGGTTTTGTCGGGAATTCCACACAAAGATGACCAGACCTGTTAATGGTCATTACAGTTGTCTCGAATGTGGTAAGAAATACAAATCACCTTTTAACTAGGAGAAAAAATGCGGCACAGTATGGAAATTTGCTACAGAATTTGGAATGATGACACAGGTGACCATATTGCAGTCACAGATGATGCTGATGGACTTGGGTTGTTTGAGATTCGCCAACATGACGATCAAGGAAAAATTATGAGTAGAATCACCTTGTCGAAAGAAGAATTACCTTTAATTATCAGTGCCTTACAAAAAAAACTTGAAGAGTAGTTGACATTGTGAAGAACACATGGGATAATAACAGTATGGTTGAACACATCAAGCTGCCCAAGTTTAATCCTGCTAAGATCCGGTCTGGTGTAAAGACCGGATCTATTATCCAGGACAAGAAAACCAAAAGCAAGAATTATCGCAAGCGCAAGCACAAGAAGGAGGAAGAATAATGCTTTACAATGAGTATGAAGCAAAAACTCTTGAAGGTCAACAACTTGCGGATGAAGTGTATGAAGCATTGAAACCCATTGTAATCAATTGGCAACAAAAGGGTTACAAGTTGCGGGAAATCCAGACTGTGATTGATTCTGAAGTTTTTTTTATGATTTATGAAGCTGTTCTGGTTGCCGCAACAAAAAAGAGAAAACTTGGTTCCTGGGGTTGACAAACCCCTCAGACTGTGAGATGATGGATTCATGACAAGAAAAGAACTTCGACTCAAATATCTTACGTTTTTCATGGCGGGTTATCTTTTCGGTGTGATTATTATTTTTTTCGCCATGAAAGCAGATTGTGCAATTAAGTAGTTGACAAATTCCCCAGACTGTGAGATGATGGATTCATGAAACGGCTTATCAGTGATTCGATGTTTGACATTCTGTTGATTGTCCTGGTTGTTTCTTTGTTTTCTATTGCATTTCCGACTGTGCTGGATTTTTCGAAAGAATTGAAAAAAACTCTTGACATCCCCAAAACTTCTGTGGTAAAGTAAAAACATGAGCAAACAACACCTGATGCTTTCGATTCTGAACTGCCCCAACTGCAAACGGAACGTTTGTGACTTTCACAAAAACTTGAAAAATTCTGTTGACAACCGGAAAAAGGTTGTGGTAAAGTAAAAGAGTCAGGGCAAGAGCCAGGACAAAAGGAGAAAAGACCATGTTCCTGAAGAAAGTTAAGTTTTCGACCCTCCCTATCAAGCGTTTCCTGGTTGGTGACCTTCCTGGGAATTTCAATCCTGAAAATGTTGTAGAATCTGAGACTTACGCTGGTGCTGTTGGTGACTGGATTGACTTGGGTATGAATGAAACTGAAGTTTATGCTCACATTGGTGAGGACTACTTCCCCATCACGTTTCACACTGATGGTTCTGACACTGCCACTCTGGAACGTGGGGTGTTTGAACGCCGAATCGCTGAATAGCAAAAAAACTTCAAGTGGGGGGTTGACAAACCCCCCAGAATGTGAGATACTAACAATATGAAGAATCCATTCGGCAAAACTGCCAAGATTGACAATCCTCATATGATTTTCAAGAGTTTTGATGGTTCCTGGGAATGGCGTGTTCTCAAGACCTATCAGACTCCGGAAAAGGAAAAGCAAAACCCCTTCGCTCGCTGGTACTGTGCGGTGAAGTCTCCCATGACCTATGGAACGTTTGATGTGGGCGATGTCTATGTTGCTGAAATCAAACAGGTTGCGGTTCAGGTGAAGTAAAGTGTGGGGGGCGAAAATCCCCCACAAAAAAAAACAAAAAAAGTTGTTGACTTCCCTGCTACAACGTGCGATACTAAAAGAGTCAGGGCAAGAGCCAAGACAAAAGGAGAAAACGGAATGTTTGAAGACTACGACACCTACGAGTTCTACGAAAACGACCTGGAAGAAATGGGTCGGAATGAAGCCTGGGAAGATGCTCAGGCTGAAATGGCCGACATCTATGATTCTGACGATTTCCAGGACTATCCTGAAGATCCTGGTTTTGAGCTGGAGGACCAGCACCTGGATTCGATGTATGAATCGCAGTATGAGTCTTACGACTACTACGGGGAATAGCGATTCCTGGGCCGGAAACGGCCCTTCCTGCTACTTTTGGGTGCTAGGGGTATCCTAGCACCCCCTAAGAATGGCAACAGAAAAAAACTGCGATTTAATTTAATTTTTCTGTTGCCATTCTTAGGGGGTTCGTGGTAATATAAATCATGGTTCAGAAAAACTTCTTTCACATCAACACCTACAATAGCGGCACTCCTCAGTGCTTTACTGAGTTTAGGAGTAACGATACTCTGCTTGCGGATTTTTATCCTGGGACCAAAATGCTGTTAATCTATCAGTATGACAGTGTAAAGCAGATTCCCTGCCGCACCATCACATCAGCGATTTCCAAAGTTGTGAAATTTCACAAGAAAAAGTTGTTCTAGGGGTTGACAAACCCCTTCCAGTATGGGAGAATAAAATCATGAAAAGCGAATTGCAGGAATTTCTTGAAGATTGTGGTTTTGAGTGCAGGGACTATTCTGGCCGTTTCATGGGTGGCATATCTTGCCTTGCCATTGTGGTTGACACAATGGCTGAGATTTTGGGTGTGATGTATGAAATGGGACGTAGAGACGTTTACGTCCCAACCAATGTGAATTGGGATAACATGGGTTATGGATATGTTTTCTACTGGCCGGGAGTTGAGTTTGTGGGTGATGTAGAAAATGAGGATGGTGGCGATGAGGGGATGGGGGAGGAATAGCCTCCCCCAAGAAAAAAAGTTCTGAAAACTGTTGACAAGCAACCGAACCTGTGAGATACTAAAAGAGTCAGGGCAAGAGCCAAGACAAAAGGAGAAAACGAAAATGCAGATGACCTTCAACTTCCAGACCGCTTCCTTCCAGAATGAGAAGGGTGCGATTCAGAACACCCCCAACACTGGCTACCAGATTCAGGTTGGTGTGGACAAGTCCAAGTACACCACGATCAACCTGATTGATTCCAATCTGGGTGCGGTGATGTTCCTCTACAACCAGATTGTTGCTGAGAATGGCAATAAGAAGCGTGTTCGCAATCAGGTGACTGGCAAGATTATCGCCCGTCACATCAGCAAGAAGGTGGGGCAGTAGCCCCACCCTTTAATTAAGTCCTTTTCCGTCAATGCGTAAGGGTCGTTTGTACCCCTCCAAAAGTATTGATGACCTACGCATAATGCCGGAAAAGGACTTAATTAAAGGAAATTTGAACACATCAGGTTGACAACCTGAACACATCGTGCTAAGATAGGAACATATGACACCCACGCCTGAGATTGTCGCCTCAATTCAAGAGAAGTTCAGATCATATGATGCGAAGATTATTCTCGCAAACATGCGTTGGTCTAACTTGTGGGAACATTGGTTGTTTGATTGGGCCGGAATGAGTTGGCAAGTTGACCATTGGGGGCAAGTTAAGTTGCATTCTGCGAAGTTTGTTTGGGGTGATTAACTGGTAGTTCCTTTGCCTACCAGTACCACTAGTACCGTCTGGTCAACGGTACTAGTACTGCGGATGGGCGCATTAGTACTAACTGGTCACTAGTACTAGTACGCCCATCCCCTTCCGATAGTACCACCAGGACCAATAGTACCAGACCTGGCGAGGTACTAGTACTGGCACCAGGACCAATAGTACCAAAATTTTTTTTGTTTTTTTCTTGACATTTTTTTCTGGCCTTGATACCATTGACTCATGGAACAAAATTACATTGAAGAAAAAATCATGACGGTCTATCACAACGGGAATGAATATAATTTAATCCATTCCCGTTGGGAGTGGAACGGTGAAAAATATGAGCATTTCGATTTGATGTTGGGACATCATGTTGGTCACTGGAACTATTGCCCGTTGTACCGTGAAATGATTGAAGTGATTGAAGATATGGAAAATAATGAAAATGGGGATTGACAATCCCCATTTTTTCATGAGAGAATAACAGTATGAAAAACAACATCGTTAACATGATTTTGGATGCGTTCTCATTCGTTTTCCTTATGGGGGGTATTTATGGAATTTATGTAGTTTTTTCGTGGTAGGGTATTGCAGTTTAGTTCTGGCCTATGGTAATCTATAAGAGTTGAGGCCAGCGCCCAACAGAAAAGGAAAAAATGACCATTTTTCGTATGACCAACGATTTCATGACCAACATCCTTGCCGTCTACAATATGGCGACGCCGGAAGAAAAACTGTCTGGTGGGGCATGGTACACTTACGCCCACAATCAATTGCGGGAAATTTCCAGCGTCTACAATTTTTCGTTTGATGCTATGGTAGACGCTACCGCTGCATTGTCTCCCGGCATTCGTTGGCAATCTAATATGCGGGGCGTTGAAATTCTGGCCGACGCTATCGCCAACGATAAGCCGTTATCGTTAGTGTCCGGTGTTGCGGGATATCGTCGCAACATTGATAAAGCGGCTGCTATCCTACTGGCCGATAAGCGGAATGATCCGTTCCGGCATATTTTGAGCGGTCCCAAGGTGACCGCATTTGCAGATAACCTCCGCAACGGTGACCGTAACGGTGACGATAAGGTTACCGTAGACGTTCATGCCTATAGCGTTGCGGTAGGCTATCGCTACACTGTAGCGACAATGCCGCATATCGCAGAACGGGAACGTTCTGCGATTATTTCCGCATACCGGATGGTAGCGGGAATTGTTGGTTTGTCCGCATCTCAGGTTCAAGCTATTACTTGGGTGACGTGGAAACGGATTCACGGGATTTAATCCCGTCATGACGGGAAACGAAAAAAATATCGTTTCCCGTCATTTTTTTGTTGCGTTTCTGGATTCAATCCCCTATACTTAAAGAGTAGGGTAGTTGCCCCACAGAAAAGGAAAAGGAAAATGACCAACTTCGAATTCGATGATTTTGATACTCAGATTAACTGCGAGGAAATGTCCGGTCCTACGGATCAGGAATTACAGGAACTCATGGCTGAGGGGGAATGGAACTTTCCGGAGTTTGAGCCGGAATGGGACGGTGAATCGGTCGAAGAATTGACCGATATTTTCAAGGCGTTGGGGTTCAACGTCATCACGTTTGAGTAGAAAAAAAGGGGGGAAACCCCCTTTTTTTCATTGACAGAAACCACGTTTTCATGGGAGAATGAATTATGGAAAAGTTACTGAAGATGTTGAATGACCGCAACTCCGCCAGCAAAATTTTGCTGGCGTATGCTGATTTGATTGTGGGGAACGAAAACAATCCCGAATTTTTTCAAACGATTCTGGATAATCTCCGGATTGATCCTTACTATGAGATGAGCGACGATCACCGTGATTGGGTTTTGGGCCAGGCCCAAACTATACTCAAACAATCATGCAACTGGTGGCTGGCAAAATGGGCTTAAGCCCATTTTGGTACTAGTACTAACACAACCTTAAAGTGGGAGTACTAGTACTCCCCTGGTAGGGTATTATGTATTATCCCCCACTTTAAAAAACTTTATTTCTTTTCCCCAGAAAACACACCCAACCTAACACAATCTAAAAAAATAAAAAAATTCCCCCCAAAATTTTTCCCGCCAAAAATTTTTCCCCCAGAATTTTTTCCCCAGAATTTTTTCCCCAGATGTTTTTATTCTGGTGGAAACACCAGATATTTACACAAGTAATAACTATCTACCAAATCTGATACAGGTGAAGATATTTTAATTTTCTTTTTTGAGAATGTTTCTTTTAGCTTTAACTGTGTTTCTTCAAAAAATTTATCATACATATCATCTTTATTGCTTCTACCTGAACTTGTTGCATATTTCTTTAATGTGGTAGGAGCAATTTTTTGATATTTGTAATTTTCCACTTCTAACATATATTTCATTATTCCACAATTTTCTGCTAATTCAAATATCTTACCTTTTGATCCAAATGAATAATCTTCTATGATTATCATAGTTTCTGGATAATCATATGCTTGTTTTGTTATATCAATGCATCTAATTGTCCAGTTTGCTATTAAGGTAAATCTGTTGATTGGAGATTTGTAATTTTCTGGTGGTGTTGTTTGGTGTACAAATTCAAGAGGAGAAATTTGTTTTGTTTTGTTGTAATAAAAGAAATTGCACATTCTAGGATCAAAAGATTTTTTGTCTCCATAGAATGTGCAAATTGAGGGTGATGTTATAGAATAATCAATTCCAATATAAAGCATTGATGTACTTCGTCATTAATATTCATCTTCAGGTTCTTCTGGATAATCGTCTTCGTCATCTTTTAGAAAATCAAAAGATTCTTCGTCGTGTGTGCCGCAGAAAGGGCAGAATTTTACTGGCACTGATGTGTTTTTTGCATTTACTGTAAATTCTAAATCACACACTTCGCAATAAAGTTTTGTTTTCATTTTTCTTCCTTGTATACTTTGTGTATTGATCTTGATTTATCCAATCAAACTGCAAAAGATATTTATACTTTTGTGTTATGGTTTTCTTTTTTTGAAAATCTATAATTTGTGCTGGTGAAGCGTTGTTCAAAAAATAATTTAAAATTTTCTCATCCATGTTTTTACCTCTTTAATATATTTCTCTCCATTGCATCCCAACACCAACACCTGTTGAATTTACTGTTGAAAGATTTTTTGCTACAACAACATAAATTTCTGAATCTGTTGATGTATAATTTTGCACAATATAATTCTTTTTTGCTGTTGGACCTATTTTTGCTGGAGAAGATGTTCCATATAGTTTGTTTGCGTTTTGTGATGCTGCTGAAACATAACCATTATCTATTTCTTCGCCATCTGTATATGATGTAGCTGTTGCATTATATTCAATTCCACTGTTTGTATGTACATCGTTCCAAGATCCACCACTTAAATTAGAAACATTAGGTAGTTTTATAATTTTATAATGTATATTTTCACCATCACTAAAAATATTTGTTGCCATTAATCTAACAATCATTCTATTCTCATATGTATTAAATGTATTTTTTAAACGAATTGCTAATATTGGAAGTGTTGATGATGCATTAAGAGTTCTTAGTGAAGGTGAAGCAATTGCCCAATCTTGACCAACTTCAGCATAACCACCTTCTGCGACAACAGTTGAACAAATTTGATCCATATATGCAGCAGAAGAACCATTTACATTTTCTATTTCACATCTAATTGGTAGATTTGGATTTGACATGTAAACTGTTGGTTTGTTGTTTGAATTATAATATTCATGTGCAACTATAATTTTACCATCATGTACAAATCCACAACGAACTCTACCAACACCCAACCATTGGAAATCTGTGAAGAAAATTTGTGTTTTGGTTATGTCTAAGTTAAAACCACTTCTTCCTGTTCCATCACATTTATCTATGTTCCAATTTTGTTGCGTAACTCTATTTGTAGAATCGTCAGTAGATCCTGAAACATAAGTTCTAATATTAAAAGCTAATTCACCAGTTCCTGTTTGTTCAAAAAATATTCCGTTATTGGCATCGAAATAACCTGTTCTTTTTCTTACTCCAGCAGTTGCTGCATAAAAATTAAAAGTCGATTTAATTAATTGACTTTTTCCTGGCATGTAATGATGATAAAATTTTGTTTGATGGATTATTTTACTGCCTGGAGTTGAAGTAACAGCTAATCTGGCACAAGCTTGATTTGGAAGATGTGTAATAGTAGCACTTGAAGTTATTACATCAAGAAAATTTGGATCAATTCCATAAAGATGTTTATAATCACCTAATGTAAATTGATCTGAAATTCTTATTCTACCAAATGCATCTATTTGACTATTAGAAATATTAATATCTAATGGATTATAATTATCAATTTGTGATCCTTTTTCATCAGCAAGAACAACTATTTCATATCTCGGTTCTTGTGCAATTGCTTCTACTTGTTGTAATGTTTTATTATATTGTGCCATTTATTTCTTCCAATTTATAAATTTTATCCCAACTAAAAGCTATCCATTTTTCATTTTCTATGTCCCACACAGTTGCAAATTTTGTTTCTGGACCAATAGTTAAAAATGCTTCTTTTGGTATTATATCTTTATTTAGTGTTATCTTGTAACTTCTTACTTTTTTATCACAAAATTTAAAAGAAATAAGAAATGATTTTGTTTTTAATTCTTCTTGTAAATATTCTTTCATATCTCTTATATATAGTTTCAGGAGAAAATTAATGGCAAGATTGAAATTTGATGAAGGTACACGATTAGAAAGCAGATCAAAATGGAAAAAGACCGCCCAGGACATTCGTGATCCTAAGCGGTCTTCAATGAATAAAAGTAAGAAAAGAAGTTTTAAAAAATATCGTGGACAGGGAAGACCTTAGTTATTTAAGGTCTTCTTTAGTTTTTCCAAAGATTTTTCTAATTTAGCAATTTTTTCTTCTATTTTTGTAATTTTTTCTTTTGTTTCTGTTGCTTTTTTATCTTCGTTTTCCATTCTTACCTCTTTAAATTTAAACAACTAATTTTGAAGAATTTTTTGGTGCTACTAAACCACTTGTTGCTTCCATCCATGCAGACATCATTTCATCTCTAGATTTTGCGTGAATTGCAATTGCAGACTTATTGATTCTAATTTCATTATCTAAGTTCACAGTGACTAAAGATGGAATTAAAGATAATCCCTGTTGTGTTTGAAAAAGTGTAAGTGGCTTTTCAACAATATAAGAATTATCTAATTCCGATATAAATCTTGAAATCACTTCTTCACCATTAATTAATTTAAATGATACAATGTCATTTTTATTATACATATTATTCCTTTTTAAAAATTAGTTTCAATATCAAAATTATCTGGATATGTTCCAAATTGACTTTTTCTTAAATTATATCCACGTTCTGATGCTTTATTAAGAAACATAGTCATTCTCTGAATCCATTCTTCTTCTGTAAAGTTTCCATAATAGAAAGCTGATCCATAAATTTCATCAGCAAGTTCTGCATTATATTTGTACAAGTCTTCTATAGTCTTTGGAGACTTATCAAGTTCTTTTGGTATTAGTGACATATATTATTTTTGAAACTGTTATATCTCATCGTCAGTTCCTTTATAGGGAGTTCTAATTATAGAATCCCACTTGAAAAACTCGCTTCTATAAAATTCATCTGTAACTTTGATAATTTTTCCATTCTCGTCTTCTAACAGCCACATGTGTTCACATGGTATATAAACAGGTAACATCATAATGTTTAACCCCACACATCTTCCCAAGATCCAGTTAACGCACCTTTTGCATAATCAGTAACTCTCTGCTCAAAGAAATTGCCATGGATTGGTGCGTTGATCATCTCTTCTACCCACGGTAGAGGATTTTTCTTAACTTTGAAAATACCTTTCATACCAAGAGAAATTAATCTTCTGTCAGCAATATAACGAATATACTTTTTTACATCATCTGCTGTTAAATTCTGCATTTCTCCCATTTGGAAAGAAAGATCAATAAATTTATCTTCTAATTCAACCATTTTTGTTGCGATGGTATAAATTGATGATTTTAATTCATCAGTCCAAATATCTGGATTTTCTGAGATATAAGTTCTGAACAACTTAATCATTGATTCTGTGTGCATTGTTTCATCAACAATTGACCATGTAACAATCTGACCCATTCCCTTCATCTTACCATGTCTTGGAAAATTTAGTAACATAATAAATGAAGAAAATAATTGCATTCCTTCAGTAAATGCAGAGAAACATGCAATTTGTTTTGCAATTTCATTTGGTTCTAAATCAGAAATTTCTTGAATATATTCGTGCTTTTCAGCCATTTCCTTATATTCAAGAAATTCATTATAAGTGGTTTCTGGTAAACCAAGAGTTTCTACAAGATGCGAATATGCAGCAACATGTAAAGCTTCTCTTGCACCAAAACCAAGCAACATCATTCTTATCTCAGGCTGCGGAAATAATGGTAAGTAGTTGTTGACATAAGCAGATGCAACGTCGATATCACCTTGCGTGAAAAAGCGGAAAATTTGTGTAAGAAAGTATTTTTCATTTTCTGTTAATTTTTGTTTCCAATCCTTTACATCCTGAAGCATTTCTACTTCTGTATGTAACCAATGAGACTGCTCATGTTTTAACCAAGCTTCATATGCCCAAGGATAAGTAAAAGGTTTAAAATAACTTCTTTCATCTGTTAATTTTAACTGATTCTTTTTCTTAGTCATATTAGTCCTTTGATATAGTTTCGAAAATTGCTGTTTTCTTGATATGGATTTTTTCTAAACCCATATCAAATAATTGAATAAATTTTTCTTTTGGATAAGATTTTGATAAATTAATACAGATTGATGAATCATACCAATCAAATTCAATATCGTCTATATCTTCGTCTGGAAATAGATGAAATACCATTTCCTCTAATGTTGCCAGTTTTGTTTCATAAGAAAGTTTTGCGCTAATTAATTCTTGAATAAATGATGCCATATTTAACCTTCACACATAATGCAACTTTCACCATCTGCTAGTTGCTTCATGTCAATTTCTTCAATTCTCTTTCTTTCAATTTTTTCTGATACTTTATCTGCTTTTGCAATCTTTTCTGATCTGCAATAATAAAGTGTTTTTAACTTTTGCTTCCATGCTAAGAAATGAATAGCATGAAGATATTTAACATTTACGTCAGGCTTAAAGAATAAATTAATAGATTGTCCTTGATCAATATATTCTTGTCTAACTGATGCATGTTCAATAATCCAACGCTGATCAATTTCAATAGCAGTTTTAAATACAAGTTTTTCATCATCTGAAAGAATATCTAAATGTTGAACTGATCCACCATTAGCAATAATAGATGACCAGATTTCTTGTGAATCTTCACTAACTCTTTCTTTGATAATTTTATTCAAGAACTTATTTTTAGTTAAATAAGATCCAGAAAGTGTATCTTGTCTATAAGCATTTGCTTTGTATGGTTCAACTGAAGGAGATGTATTTCCCATAATAATTGAAGAAGAAGCATTTGGAGCAATTGCAATTGTATGGGAAAATCTCTTTCCTGTTCCAACAGCATCAGGAGCTTCACCACGAATAGTACCAAGAGCAAAGTTTGCTTTGTCTAATTCGTCATGAATATGCTTCGCAATCATTTTATTTGCAATTCTAGCAGCAACTGATTCAAAAGGAATCATCTTCGACTGTAGAAATGCATGGAAACCTAATTGACCAACACCAATAGAACGTTCTTGTTTTGCTGAATAGATTGCTCTGGAAATTGTCTTTGGAGCATTATCTATAAAATATTGTAGCACATTATCAAGCATCTCCGCAACATCTGCAAGAAATAATTTATCATTTTTCCATTCATCAAAATATTCATCATTTACAGATGATAAACAACAAACAGCAGTTCTTTTATAAGATGTTGGAAGAATAACTTCTGAACAAAGATTTGATTGATTAATTTTCAAACCTTTTTGTTTTAAAAATTCTGGTAACTTTCTATTTGATTCATCAATAAAGTGAAAATATGGTTCGCCTGTTTGCATACGCATTTCAAGTAAACGCTGCCAAAGTTCTCTTGCAGAAATTGTTTCCTTCACTTCATTTGTATTTGGATCTTTTAATTCCCATGTATCATCGAAATTTGGATCTTTCATACAATTTTCAATAATTTCCATAAATGCATCTGGAATATTTACACCATGATGCATATTAAGACAACGGAGATTAGGATCTCCGGTTGGCTTTCTCATCTCAATAAAATTAATAATATCGGGATGAGAAATGTCAAGATAAGCAGCATAACTACCCCTGCGAGTAGTCCCTTGACGATATGCAAGACAAGACGCATCATAAATTTTAAGATGAGGCATAACCCCAGTAGACTTGTCACTAGCAGAACGAATCCCAAAACCAATTCCAACGCCGCCTCCTAACATAGATAACCAATTTGTTTCAGTTAACGTATCTGATAATCCTTCAGATGTGTCATTAATATAATTTAAAAAGCAAGAAATTGGTAAGCCTTTCTTTGTGCGACCAAATGAAAGAATTGGTGTAGAAAAACTTAACCAATGTTTAGATGCATAATCATATAGTCTTTGTGCATGTTCTGGATTAGAACCAAATTTATTAGCAACAAATGCAAATCTTTCTTGTGGAGAAGTTTCATCTTCTCTCATATAGGATTCTTTTAATCTCTTTAGACCTAATTCATCAAAGAGAGAATCTCTTGAATAATCAATATTAATACCTAGATATTCTGGCATCTAAAACTCCTATCTAAAATAAACCCAATAACCATCTGTTTCTGCTTGCAGCAAACCATATGATTCATATATTCTTTTTGAAATATTTTTAAAATCGTTTCTAAGTTCATCACAAATCATATGTCTAGCGACAGGTCTATTATTTTCTCTAATTGTTTGGAATGCTCCGTGTTCAGGAAACCATTCTTTTGAATTTATGAACTTCATATTATCTACTTAATATAAGGGAAAATTTTATTTATTGCTTCAGCACAAGCATGAGCAACCAACATATGTTCTTTCTGTGTACCATTACCATCACGAACTTCAATGTAATGAATCCAAGAACGAATTGTGCCGTTAATATAAACTCTTGAAACTGTATTACCTTCTGGTAAAAGAACTCTTGCTACTTCTTTAGCAACACCCTGAGAAATTGCATATTCATAGTTTAATTTTGCAATACTAATTACTTCTGTCTGTAATTGTTCCCAAGTGTTAGCCAATTGATAATTTGTAAATTCATCATCAAGTGAAATTGAATTTTGTCTATTCTTTGTATCTTGAAGTCTACATTCTCTTAAACAAAATTCTAATTCTTTTGTTGGATCTGCATATCTTTGTGAAAATTCTTGGAAAGAAAAAGATCTATGTCTTAGAATCTGTCTAACAATATCTCTTGTTGATGTAACTTCAAGACAAACATTGGTCATTTCAAATGGCGACCAGTGTTTATTTTTGATTAGATAATTGATTAACTTGTCAGATGTTTCAATATTATTTTGATTGGATGGATTAGAAACTCTTGCACAATATGTAATTAAGTTTGTGATTCCATCTTGAAGAAATTTGTTGTTAAAAAATTGATCGTCTGGTTGTGTGTAGGAAATTAAGTTAACGGAAAGAATATCTTCATAATTCTTATACATTCTTTTTTCCTCCATCATAAATGTAAGCTAATCCTTCATTAATTAACTTATCATTAAATGATTGATTATTATCCAAATCATTTTTTGTTTCGAAAATATAACCTAAAACACGTCCATACTTATCATTATCATCTAGTCTTGTTTTGATAAACACAATTTTGTTTTCTAAAGTATATTTTGTTCTTGCTGTTGCTTTAGCTGCTTTTTCCCTTTCGGAAACAACTCTTGAATTTTTTTCTGGTGTATCAATTCCATCCAATCTAACAGACTTTCTGATATTAACATGAAATCCCAAATCAATATCACAAAGAATGGTATCACCATCAACCACTCTTACAACTTTTGCGTTATATGTATACATATTAAATCCCTTTTGATTTTTTATATTCTTCTTCTGTAATTTCAAATGCCCAATTAATTACTACCCAATCATCAATACAATTTTCTCTACTAATTTCTTCTTCAAGTTCCTGACAAATCATTTTATCTTTCCAATAATCCCAATATTCATTAATAATGTCATCATCAGAATATGTTTCAACACCATAATTATAATGACCATCAGAAGGATAAACATATTGCCAATATTTCATATTTTTCTCCACTTATTAAATTCAACTCTAGCACGAAGTCCAGAAAATGTATTTTGTTTAATAAAATTAAACACTTCTTCTTTCGTCTTACCATCTAAAATCATTGCATTAATGTCTTTTTTGTCAGAAAAAGATTCATTCCAAATAACAATTTTATGATTGTTACCAATTAGTTTAAAATAATTATCTACTACTTCTTTATTTCTAGGTTGGTTATCAAGAACACAAACATAATCAAATGTGAAATTTTTGATAGCACTTTGGAATTCGGAACCAGCTACAGCAATTGCATTATCAATAAACATTGAATCAATTGGTCCTTCTAATATGTAGACAGTCTTTAGAATATCTACTTTATTCATGCCATAAATTTTATGTTCATCTTTTACTTTAATTGTAATATAACGATTACCAACATTCGAGAAACTTCTACCTTGAAAACAAATTAAATCATTATCAGCATTGAAAAATGGAATAATAAGTCTTTGTTCTTTTTCTTGTAGTTTTGTTTCAGTGTTTCCAAAATGATTTGCAAATTTCTTGAAATCATCAGTGAAATATAATTCGGAAAATTTATCAGATGAAATTTTCCTATCTTGTAAATAAGTTTTACAAAAATGATTATCAGATAATTCTGAGCATGGTGTAGAAAATTTTAAAAATTCTTGTTTAATTGTGTCAACTTTATTCTCACGATAAATCTGATTGTAATCAAATTCAGGTTTAGTTTTAGCAATTACAATAGAAGACACAACATTAGTTTTATATCGCTCCATTACATATTCGTTATATAGATATGGATCAATTAATTCAATAAAACGTTTTAATGAATGAGATACACCACAATTATGACACTTATAGTAAAAGTATCCTTCACGTTCGTAAAGATAACCACGCTTTTTATTCGGATTTTTTTTGGAATCACCGCAGATTGGGCATCTGCATGTTGCTGTATTTGAGCTAGTCCACGAGAATTTCGGCAGATTGCCGCTCATCATATCAATATACTTTTTATCAATAAGAAACATAATCTATCACTAGTATAGCATGACAAAAAAGGTTTGTCAAGTGGGAGACAAACTTTTATTGAAAAAACAATTTAATTTTGTCTATGTTGTATAAAATTAAATAAAGACCGCCACATATGCTAGAAATTAACCACAAATATTTTTCCAAATTTGAAATTCTTTTTTCTAAATCTGTTTTTAGAGAATTTACATCGGTGGATATACAATCAATTTTTTTCTCAAAATTATCTAATTTAATATCTATGGTAGTAAATGTATTTGATGTAGTCAATTCATTTTTTATAATTTTTGCATCTAAATCATCAATTTGAGTTTGAATTTGATTATCGGTAGTTGTGTGTAAATCTAATTTTTGTTCATGTAGAGCAATAATTTTAACAGTGTTTGCTGAAATTTCTTCTAACTTTTCAATAGCAATATCAATTCTATCTAGATATTTTTGTTGATGTTCCTGCTCTTTTTCCAAAATTCCGACTTTGACTTGAAGTTCTGCTGCTGAATCCATTTATTTGCCTTTCTTTGGATGTCTTAAATAGACCATAGCACCAGTTAATTCATCTTGAATAATTATAGCTTTATTTGGATTTTCATTTGCATATTCTTTTATTTGTTGACCAACTTCATCATTACCTACAAATGTTGTCCACCATCTTCTAGCAACTTTTCCTAGAAGAGAACGATTATAAACTGTGGAATTAACTTGAAAAACTTTATGTCCAGCGAACGGTTTTGGGGCTGCTTTTTTATTTCTTTTTTGGTGACGTTTTTGTGCTGCTACAGAAACTCCAGGTTCTCCAGCAGCACCACCTGTTCCTGCAATTTTTCCATCACCAACATTATTTGCTGGTGCATCTTCTAGGAATGTTTTATAGCTTTTCATATATTTTTTAACCTATTAACTATATATAAATCAATTGGGATTTCTGATGACAACAGAGGCAAGTCAGAAATCCCATCAATTTTATCTGGCATATAATTTAAAAATAATAAAAATGTTTTTAATGATGACCAATATTCTTTTTCAACACCGAAAAATAATATTTTTACTGCTGCGTCATGATTAAAAACATTAAATAAAATTACCAAATGATTTAATATTAATCGTTCTTTTAATATTTTTTTTGCTTTATATCTTTTAAATAACTTTCTAAGATATTTAATTCGTTCTAAATCTTCTCGAAACTCTTTTTCATCTAATGCTACATTTTCATAATTCTTGATGCAGTACATCAAGAAATTATTCTTATTGAGAACCACGTTACTGTATTTCTACACCCTTTGTTTTATAAGCATTAACAAAGTCCATAGCTAATTTCTTTGCTTCTGCTTCTTTATATTTTAAGAAAGGGTAATTGGCGATAGTTTTTGATGTGTTAGATTTCTTATTGTTTGCTTGAACGTGATAACCCTTTTGGCTTCTGAATACAACTAATTCTCCACCCTTTAAGGATTTCTTTGTAATCTGTGAACCATCTTCTTTAAGATATTTACGTTCTAAAATGTAACTTAGAAGACTCATTTCTTTATCCTACTGTAAAATTCTATCTGTATGATATTTATTTGCTGATAAATTTGGTTGTGGATTTATGATAATTTCTTCTTTTTCACCACTTAGTTTGTTATCATCTTTTTTTTGTTTTTTATTGATAACTTCTTTTA